ACTGTGTTGCGTGAAAAAGAAATTATGCAAAAAACGTCAGGTCAGATTGTTGCAGAAATATTAAAAGATCCTGATCTAACAAAAGAAATAACCGATTACCTGTTAGAAGCAGACCGAGACCTTCGCGCTAGATTAAATATGCCTTTGGTATCAACCAGCGACGAGTTGCGACAGTCTCCAGCCCTCATAGGAAACTATGTTCGCAACCGATTGATGATAGAGCAGCCAAACGTGCTGATGAGCAGGGGACCAATTGGCATAGAGCCGTACAAAAAAACAAAATCTTTAAGCAGCTTTTTAGATCCAAACAGTGTTGATCAAAAATTAATCGATGTAACAGCAGAAGTAGATGAAAACATAAACAGTCAACTACTCAATGCTGGCGTCAATCCAGCAGAGATATACAAAATATTCAACATAGTAGATCGCTACCAAAATGATCTTGGAAAAAACTTAGGTTCTCTAAGAAGCGAAATAGGAAAAAACCCCTTCGTAACCAAGTCAAAAGCGTGGAACGACTTGTTGACTAAAAACATATTGAAAGAAGCATCAGAGGGCGAATATGACCTAATTGCCTACGCGCCAGCAGATGTTCATATGGACAGGTGGGGCGAAGAAGGTTTAGAGCAACAGTATGATGTGTTGCTGCCATCAGCCTTCAAGAAGATAACTGGCCAAACGCCGTCACCATCGATTCGTTACGACAAGCGCCCAGACGCTGATGAATATGGCCAGCAAAATTGGTCTTTTGTCATGTTTGATAAAAACGATAAGGCTGTATACACGAATCCAGAGGGTCATAATTTTTTACCAGATGACCCAGACAATCCAGATGGGGCTGGCGAGCTAATTTATAACGTAGAAGGATACGCCTCTCCGTTCATTGATCTTAGAGAAACGATGAAGGGTCAGAAGGATATGTCCGTCAAGGATTTTGTTAAGAAGAAAAGCCTGCCGTTGTTTTCTACAGCCATTGCAACCAGCTTTGGCATCTCTGCGCTAAGTCCAGAGTTAATGGCTTCTGAGGTCAGCATGAAGGCAGACGTAGCTTCTGGTGAGGCAGCGCTAGACATTATCAGCGGATTAATTGCACCAGTCGCTGGCGGTATAGCTGGATTGATGCAGTACAAAGAACAATTGCCGCAGCGGGTTTATGAAGTTTTAAACAACAACCCAGAAGCAGTTGCTGCTCTGGCGGCTAACGTCAAGCAGGCAAGGGAAGACGTAGCGTCTGGGTTAAACTATGAGCCACGCTCTGCGTTAGCGCGTCAGGCCAGTGATGAATTTAAGAAGGGTATTGTATCTATGCTGGAGCCAGTGATTGACGTAGCTGCACCAGTGGTTGACTATGCGCTTGACCCAGAAAACGTATACGATGAGCGTGGACTGAACTTGCTTCCAGCTGCTGTGCAGGGCGGTAAGTTTATTTATGATCAGATTTTAGGTGAGCCTGAAAGAGAAGCTGTGATTAGTGCAATGGAAACAATTTAGTGGCTACTGAAGACATAGACATCTTTGATCAGGACCATATGACCATCGAGGCGTTTGACCCTGAAGGCAATTTAACCGAACGAAAAATAATTTTTTCTGCTTCCCAAGAGGGCGATCCACTGGTTAGTGACGCTAGAAAGCGTAGTGATCGAAACATGCAAATAATGGAAGCGGCTAGAGAGCTAGGCTTGACAACGAATCGAGCAGGCAAGATGGGCGCAGGCAAGATGGGCGCTTACCCTCCTGAGATACGAAGACAATTAGATTTATCTGCTTTAAAAGGGGTTGTATCAGATAGAGATATGGAGGAGAAATATCTTCCTGACCCGTCTGCATTTGTTAGAGAAAAAGAAAAAATAAAAGAGTTAATTCGTAAAATGGACGAATTGATTTTGCAAAGGCAAAGGGGTTTAATTTCTGACAAAGAATTTAAGCTATATGCTTATCAGCTCCATCAAGGCACTCCTTACGAAGAAGAATACAATTTTTTTAACAAAGGCGGCTCCGTAGACAGTCAGGACATCTTTGGCTACAGCCTTGGTGGTTCTGTTTCAGAGATGATGGGCCGTACAGGTCCGTCTCTAACTCCTGCCCAAGCTGCTAACCTAGCGGGTGCATTTGCTGATCCATATGGGGGTGCCGATTTAACTGGTAACTATCCTGAGTTTCCTTCTGGAGACATGTCAGTTGAAGAGATGCTGTCTGGTCCTAGAGGATTGAGCTTGGTAGAAAATATCTTGCAAGGCAATTATGGCTCTTCTGCCTTGCAAATAGTTGGTGCTATTCCCGGCGTTGGTGGAATTATTAAGGTGTTAAAAGCGGCTGGAAAAATTCCGCCGGCACAGGTTCAAGCACTTAAAAACATGGGGCTGGACGTTGATACAACCATGTACCATGGCACAGTTGACGCAGGTCCAGAAGGTAAGGGTATAGATGAATTTGTCCCCGGAGGCCCAAGCGGATACCAAACACTGACAGATACTGGGAGATTGCGACACCCAACAGCTGGCATAGGAACTTGGTTTTCCGACTCTCCAGAAATGGCCAGTAGGTTTGCTACATCAAGAGAAGGCGTGGGTTCGCCAAACGTCTTGCCAGTTTACACCAGAAGAGAAAACCCCTTGGTGTTCACGTTTGACAAAAGCATAGATGAGGCGTTCCAGAAAGCAAGAGATGCAGCCAATAACTTTAATCCAAAGCTGATGAAAAATGCGGACGGCAGCTTAACGGATGAATACAAAAATATTTTGTTGAAGTATGAACAAGCAGATAGGGCCAGAAAGCATTCTGATCCATTTGAGCAGTTTATGATTCATATAGGGTTAGATCCAGAAAAGGCTAAAAAGTTTTACCAAGAAGGGTTTGTGCCTGAAGAAGCCAGACAAAAATTAATAGAGCAGGGTTACGACTCTGTAGAAATTAGAGGCACAACATTTGATATGCCGTCCGAAGCAAAAGCCAGAGGAGAGCGCGGTAATCAGTTTTTAATTTTAGACCCTAAGAACATCCGATCTAAATACGCAAAAGGAGACCCAAAGGACAGGGATTCTGCTAACATATCAAAAGCAGGAGGCGGACCAGTGGAAGTGCAAAACATGCGATTTGGCGGCGTACCTGTTCCTTATAGGCGCGGATATCGTGGACCTATAGATCCTAGTTTTAATTACGGTCAAGCACCTCAGATGTTTGGCAGAATGTTTGCTAACAGGACTGGGATAGGTGCATTGCCTTTTATTGGAAGACCTGCAACCAACTTATTCTCCAGAGGCTTTCGGGGCTTGGGTAGAGTAGCTCAGTTTTTACCCGGAGCTGGACGTTTAGGCAATGCCTTGAATCGCGCAGCAACACAAGTTAACAGAGTCACTGCGTTCCAAGATCGAATGAACCCGCAGAACGTAATGACCAGTGGTATAGGCAGATTGTTTAGTGGTGGAAGCCAACAAGGCGGCAAAGGTATGCTTGGCCTCAGAGGCAAAGGAGGCCTGCTAGGATTTGGTTTGTTAGGTGGTCGAGGAACTCCAAGGCAGGCTGCAATGCAACAATATGGAGGCGCACCCAGCATGTTAGGTAGTGGTGCCTTTGCTTCAAGTTACGTCCCGAATATTGGTGAAGACGTTGTAACAGGTAGACAAGATTCCTCGACTAGAAACGTACCGAACTATACAGGCACAATCGAAAGCGGTGATTTTGATATTTTTGAAAATCCTTATGATTCTGCGTTAGGATAAGATATGGCTACACGATTTAGACAAGCTCCAGTACCTTACAGACCCGGATACCGTGGGCCTATCTACGGCCAAGCACCACAAATGTTTGGCAGAATGTTAGCCAACAGAACCGGGATCGGATCTATACCGTTTGCTGGTCCTAGAATGCAAAACTTAATGACCAGAGGATTTACAAGGTTAGGTCAGTTTGGACAACGCCTCCCCGGCGGAAGACGTATAGGTAATTTTTTAAATCGCATAGCTCGTCCTATTAACCGTATGACCGACATGCAAGACAATCTTGCCAACATGACAAACCCAATGGCCATGGCAGGACAATTTGCTGGAGGACAGGGCAGAGGCAGAGGAGGACCGCTTGGCTTTGGACTCATGGGCCGACGACGAGGCCAAGGCGCAGGTAGAGGAGGCATCCTAGGCTTGGGACTTTTTAGGGGAGGCCAAGGCCGTGGCGCAACTGGCTTCAGCCAGATGACTCCCATGGAACGATTCTCACGGCAACAGTATCTTGAGACTGCTGGTCCAATAAGTTCAGGAATGGACATGGATTCTTACGGATTTGGCCAAAGCATCCAGCGCCCTGATGCTACTTCTATTGCGGCGGGTGTTAATCGAGAAGTTATTGAGAGCCTGCCTTTCCAGCAGGTAGAAAACATTATGGGAGATGACGGTAACCGCTACTATCAGTTGGTTGACAAGGCGACTGGTAACGTCTTCCTGCAAGGCCAGCAACACCCAGATTACAAACCTTCTGGTCCTAGAATGCAAAGAATTGGCGGTGGGATGTGAGCCGCAGGTGTCGGTGTAACAAACACCCCGACACCAAACTAATAAGCTCGATACTCTCACAAAGTTTTAGCGGCGGTTATTCCAAAGCCAAGACAACACAGCCAACTGTAAAACAACCAACCCCGCGATCACAATGCAAAACAAAAACTCAATCATTAGTTTTGTGACTGATGCACTAGCTCGCCGTCCAGATAGACTCGATAGTTTTCACCCTCTTTGTCAAAGTTATTTGCCTTGCTACTAATGAGTTGAGGAAACTTGTTATCGTCACACTTAACGTGTCTCACATAACCCTCCTCTCCGTTGATCCGAACATGCACATGTAGCTCCCACATCGAGTTATCAAACACCCCGTAAATCACCTTACCCATTGTTTGCCTCCTTGGACATTTCAGCAGTCATAACCTTGTCCTCCACGTTTGTGCCGTCAGTCAGGACATGCGGGCTAACGTCTCGATTAACTACGGAGTCCCTAACGAACACCACGCGGCTACCCCTTGGCTTGTCCTTCCACTCATCACTTTGGTAGAAGCGCTCATCCTTTAGCGTCCTGAAGTGCCACTTGCGGTAATGGCTTTGCGCCCTCTTCGACGAGAATCCTTTCGGACCTCGCAGGGTCATCGAGGTTGTACCTTTCTTCTTGTTAGCGTTCTTTGACAGCTTGATGACATTGTCCTTCTTGAACGGTACGCCCTTGTGCAGCACCTCATCTCCTAGAGCTTGGCAGTACACCAAGACTGAGCAGATCAGTTTGCAAATGTCAGCAAGCCTATCTGCCGCCTCTTGGTTTTGGTGTCCGTCGTTTGAATAATTGTTTTCCAAAAATTGTTTTTCGGACTCAGGATCTTTGTCAGCGTTGACAGCATTGAAGAAAGCGCCCAACCCCAAGTTAGCGTAAGCGCCTCCACCTTTCAGCACTATTTCAGTCTCAAAGTTTTCACGCAAATTTATCGCCTCTAAGGCTTCATCAAAACTTTGTCCCGTTTCTTCGATTTCATCCTCAAACTTTGCAATCGATTCTTGTGTCCATTTATCTAAGCTAGTCCCATGAATGCCAATATATTTATTTGCAATTTCAAAAACATTTTTAGCGCTGACCTGTTTGATTTTATACTGTTCAATAACACTGTGATAAAGTTCACCTGCGCCAAAGTCTCTGCACCTTTTTTCCAAAGCGTCCCTGACGTAAGAATACAGCGAGATGTTTCTTTGATATCTAGAGCTTATTGAAACCTGAATAGAAGGAACTTCTATTCCATTAATCTCAAACCCTTCTGGCATCATTAAAATAAAATCTTTTAAAGAAGTGTCTAGCTCAAAACCGTCAAGATGATAATCGGCTTCAAAAATGCTTGTTAACAAGTCAACAGACTCTGGATAGATGACGACTCGATCAGTTGTGTAAAAATATTGATCCAAAGACCTCCTGTCAAAATTGCCTTCAATGCATCGAAGGATTTCTTGGGTTTTTTCTGAGCTTTCATATTGAAGCGGCATGTAAACGCGAGACTCGCCTGTCAAAGTGCTCGATGCAGGTTCTATTCCATTTATCATTTTCGACAGCGAGCATTGCGACTCGGCTATTTCAATTATTTTCAGCAAGTTTTCTTTTGCAGATTCATCCATGCCATTCCCAAAACGTGCTTTCATGCTGACAGCTTCCTTGCCGTCGGCTTTCATATATTTGCTGGGGTCATTAATTCCTATTTCTTCACGATCCCAAATCGCGGTATGCAAAGCATTTCTAAGAAAAGGAGCAGAGCCTTTCCAAACCTGTTGCCCGTCAAAATTGCTTAAACATTCGCTGTTCAAGTCCACCGAATGTAACATCATTGTTGAGTACATGTAGTTTGCACCCAAGTGGTTGCCCATTGTTCTTGAGATTTGATTTTCGCAAGCAATGTAAGATTCCCAAGTTAAGTCGTCCATGCTTGAAAGTTTAAGAAAAGTCGGAGAAACGCAGGTTTGAAAAGTTTGCTTGCTGCAAGTCTTTCTAAATACCTTTAACGCCTTCCTCAAATGTTTCGCCTGATCCTTCACAAAATCTCTTGTAGTCTCCAGTGATTTATATCCCTTCATGCCGCCCTCCTTGTTTTGCCGCGCACAATCTTGAGCGGCTGAAAGTTATTGTCTAGCTCAGACATCTTGACCTTGAACCGTTTGTTGATTCCGCCGATTGGTCCCTGCTCTACCAAGCTGGCCCACTTGCGCCCGCGCTTGAGCAGAATAACAAGACGCCAACCGCCATGGTTGCGATACATCATTCCAGCTTCGTAGCCTTTGCTGTCGAGCCAACCTTGAGTAATCTTGTTAGGTAGCTTCATATTCATATCTCCGTTTTTGTGAATATACAGACAGCCTACCACATGCCGTGTCTAGATGCAACTTTATATACATGAACATAATGTTAAATAAACGCTTGCACATCGACACGCAATCCATATAATGTTCACATTGCTTAACAAAACCGGAGAAAAAAATGTTTGAAGTAAACCAAATCGTAAAGGGCAAAGTAGCAGGACACTTCGTAGTGTTAGGCTTTAGAACAATTGGCGGAGAAGATTATGCCCAGCTCAAGTGTGTAGATCCTAGCGACTACACCAAGACGGCTTCCGGCGAGCTTGCTCTTCCCATTGAATCTTTGGAGGCAGCATAATGAGCGCAGCATTAAAGAAAGTTTTTTACAATCGCGTGCGGCGTACCTGCCGCAAGCATGACATTGATATTCAGCTTGAGGGTGCGCCAAAAAATTATCGCTCAGTGCAGTTGCTTAAAGATGGGCAGCTGCTGCTGGGAGATTACGCGAAGGGGCGAGAGCCACTCAACATTGATTGGCAGCGCCTGCATGACGAGCTGACCAAGTATGGTTTTGTTGGAGGCATTAAATGAGCAATCCTAAAAAACAGATCCGCAACATCTATGGCTACTGTCGCGTGTCTACCATCGAGCAGTCTGAGAACGGAATCTCAATTGACACTCAGAAGGAATTGATCTCTGAGTTTGTCAAAGAGAAATTCAACAAAGAAGTGACTGACTGGTTTGCGGACTCTGGTGTCTCAGGCACTGTTCCGATTTTGGAGCGCGAACAATGTCGAGCCATGACAGATGTGATGGACGAGTACGACATTATTGTGTCAACCAGAATGGACCGACTGTCTAGAAGCTGCAAAGATTTGATGGCGACGATCCCACACTTTGAATCATGCGGCGTGACCTTCTATCTGTGTGAGCAGTTTGGCGACATGCCAATCGTGTACCCCAAGGAGATTGCCGCCAAGGGGTTAAACTCTAAGTACGACATGAACGCCTTGGTTAACCAGATCATGCTGATGGTGTTATCTGCCGTCGCTGAGATGGAGTTCGAGAACACTAAGAAGAAGTTTGCTGAGGGCAAAATCTCTTGGGCGCAACGTGGATATTCGATTGGTGGGTCGGCGCCGTTTGGTTATTGCTTTGAGGAAGAAAAGCTCAAGCATGGCAACCGGATGAAGACTCGCAAGAAGCTAGTCGAGGTTCCTGAAGAGCAGGCGGTGATCAGGACAATTTATCAATGCAAAAAACGCGGACTTGGGGTTAGGAGAACTGCCAAGCAAATTGCGAACACTCATGCTGGATATGAAAACTTTACGCCTAACAAAGTTGACAAGATCCTTAATCGTAAGTTTCAGGGTTTGGGTTCAAACTTAACTTAAATGAGTTAGAATCTAGCCATGACAAGCAAACAAAAAATTGAAGCTGCGATTGTTAAGCTCGATGCGATCTTGCTATTGGACTTTATTACAGAGCCTGTGCGAGAAGAGCTGACCAACGTCAGGACGCAACTTGAAGATGCGAAGGCGGATCTTTAATGGCTAATATTAACGGCTGGGGCAGAGGCACATGGAACGAAGGTGCTTGGGGTACTGCTCTTCCAGTCGAGCCAACAGGTCTGGCGGTTACTTCTGGTTTAGGCACAGTAAGTCTGCAATGCGACAACAATGTTTCTCCTGCTGGCTTGGCGATTACATCTGGCATTGGCTCGCTGACTGTTACAGCTCTGGCCAATGTTGCGCCGACTGGCTTGGCGGTAACTTCTGGACTAGGCACGCTATCGGTTAACGCCGCAGCAAACCAAGCCCTTACAGGCCTAGCAACAACTTCGGCGCTTGGCTCTGTTACCGTTTTCCACAACGCTGTTGTTGAACTTACTGGTTTGGGTGTTACGTCATCGTTGGGTGATGTGACGACTAATTCTGCTGCAAATGTAACTCCGACTGGTGTCAGTGCAACTTTTTCTTTAGGTCAGTTTTTGATATGGGGAGAGATCGATACGTCACAGGCGGCGAATTACGCTACCATAGACGACAGTCAGTCGGCAAGTTATAGTAACATAGATACGAGTCAGTCTCCCAATTACAGCGAGATAGAAGCAGGTCGAGATGAAGCGGCTTAATTGTTTTATAAGAAATGTACAACGACACGGGTGCGTAGAGATACTCATCTGATTAAGGAGTGATGAATGGCAACGTACGTTAATGACCTACGCCTCAAGGAGATTGGCACTGGAGAATCCAGTGGAACGTGGGGAACTGAGACAAACACAAATTTAGAGCTGATCGGTGAAGCGCTGGGGTATGGTACGGAGGGCATAACCACCAACGCTGATACCCATGCAACGACAGTAGCTGATGGCTCAACTGACCCCGGCAGAGCTATGTACATCAAGTACACTGGAACTCTTGATTCTGCCTGTACGATCACAATTGGGCCAAACACATTGTCTCGCGTTCACATCATCGAAAACGCAACTTCAGGCTCACAAAACATCATCATTAAACAAGGTTCTGGCGCAGAAGTAACGATAGCCAATGGTTTTGTGAAGGCAGTCTATCTTGATGGCGCAGGTGCTGGAGCGGCTGTTGTTGAGGCGTTTGATAATTTAAGTGTAGGTACTAATTTCAGAATTGGCAATGCTGCGGCAGAGGACACGGCGATTATATTCGATGGAAACGCACAGGATTTCTACATTGGTTTAGATGATTCAGCCGATGATTTAATTATAGGTAAAGGCTCTACAGTAGGAACTACTCCAGCAATTAGCATTGATGAAGACTTAAAGTCTACATTAGCCGGGCAAGTTGTAATTGATCCCGCAGACGGTGTGGCTGATGATGCTTATGCTTTATTTGTTCGTAACAACGAAGCTACGGATGGGAGGAACTATGGCTTAGTGGTTCGTGCTGGCAGCACTTCTGCTGATGAATCCTTCAGTGTTCGTGATCATGCAAATGCTTCAACGTATTTTAAAGTTCGTGGGGATGGCAATGTAGGAGTTGGCGTTGCGGCTCCTACTTTAACTTTCCAAACTAACACTAGCGCAACAGGAACTTTACCGACTGACGGAACAGTTGGCGTAACTACAGCTAATTCTAACATTCTTATCGGAGCGCATAACGAATCCAACTCAGCAACTTACTCAGGTATTGCACTTGAAACCAGAACCACTGGGGCTTCAAGATGGCTTATTGCTAATGAATGGAAAGGCACTTATCTAGGAGATTTGGTTTTTGATAGAAGAACAGGAGGTTCTACATCAGCTCCAGCAATGAGAGTAGATTCAACGGGTAGAGTTTTGATTGGAGGAATAGCAGCTACTTCTGCTGATACACTTTATGGAGGAATTGTTCCTACTCTCCAAGTTGAAGGTACTGACGTAAATACTTCTTCAATTGGAATGTTTAGAAACTCTAATGATACTGCTGGTCCTATTTTAAGTATAGGTAAAAGCAGAGGTACAGCAGTTAATTCAGACACTATTGTCCAAAGTGGAGATATAACTGGAATAGTAGCGTTTACAGGTGCTGATGGCGGTGAACGCATGAGAGCTACTGCTGCAATTAAATCTTTTGTAGATGGAACTCCCGGTGACAATGATATGCCGGGACGTTTATCTTTTTGGACAACTCCAGATGGCGGTTATGATGAAGTAGAAAGGGTTCGTATTAATAATTCTGGTAATGTTGCAATAAATGCTATTGGATCAGCTGCTTGGGATGCTAACTATCGCGCACTTGATCTTGGAGGAGCTGCTTATTTATGGGCTAACGTCACTGGATCAGGTGGTTTTTATTTGTCTCAAAATACGGTTTGGAACGGATCAAATTACGTTGCCACCGCTACTGGATTAGGAACTAGTTATTTACAAGGTGAAGGTACGCATCGTTGGTATAACGCTGCTTCTGTAAGTGCAGGAGCTACTCAAACAGTAGTTGAGATAGCTCGTATTAATGATAATGGAGCATTTATTGTAGGAAATGGAGTCGGAGATGTAGGAGATTCTTGGGACATCTACCGTAAATCAAGTACAGCAGGTCGCTACGGTATTATGTCTTATAATACTAGCGGAAGTTTTAATAATTGGCTTTATGGAGCAGACGCAGACAGAGCAGCAAGTACAGCTTATTATCATTTTGTTGGAAGATCAAATGTTGCTTCTGCTGCCGATAATGAGTATTTGCTTAGAGGCGATGGTAATGCTTTTTGTGATGGTTCATGGACAGGAGGCGGTGCTGACTACGCAGAATACTTTGAGTGGAAAGATGGCAACTCAGATAGTGAAGATCGTAGAGGTTATTCAGTAGTTCTTGATGGCAACATGATTCGTAAAGCGACTAGTGATGATGAGAAATCGTCCATCCTTGGTATTGTTTCTGCCGCTCCTGCTGTAATAGGTGATGGTGATACAGAGCAATATAAACAAAAATACCTTAAAGACGATTTTGGTTCTTTTATTTGGGAAGAACACACAAGTACTGAATGGACAGAAATTACTTATGATGCAACAAACATCGCAAAGGAAGACAAAATTTGGTATGAAACAGATAAAATTCCAAGTGATGTTACTCCTCCTTCTGAAGATGTTAAAGACAGTGAAGGCAGGATCATTAAAACTAAAGCTGTAGTTAAAGATACAGAAGAAGATGGTACTACTAAACTTAAACGAAGAAAATTAAACCCTGATTATGATCCTTCTAAATCTTATGAAACCAGAGAGTCTAGAAAAGAATGGGATACTATAGGTTTGATGGGTAAATTAAGAATGAGAAAAGGCCAGCCTACAGGGGACCGTTGGATAAAAATGAAAGACATTTCAGACACTGTTGAAGAATGGCTAGTACGGTAGAGGAGGTTTAAAATGGCAGCAACGTGGACAGTAACCAATATGAAAAGAGATGTATCTTTAAATTCAAAAAAAGATGTAATTAGAACTCTTTATTGGACTTGTACAGATAATGATGAAGAGCATGCAGGCGGCACTGATGGATCAGTAGTTTTAGATACTTCGGATCTTAGTAGTTTTACAGCTTTTGCAGATGTGACACCAGACAAAGCTGTTGAATGGGCTAAAGCTTCTTTAGGAGAAGAGGAAGTAAAGAGAAATGAAGAGTCTGTAGCATTACAACTAAAATCTTCTAAAACACCAAAAATTAAAACAGGAGTACCTTGGTAGTGGAAACAAAATACTTAGAAATTCACGATCTGGCAAATGTCTTAACCTTGATTGACGGAGCAGCCAAGCAAGGTATGTTTGGTGGGGATCAGTTATCAACAATCGGTGCAATGCGTGAGCGATTCCATGCTGAATTAAAAGAACAGGCTCCAGAAGAAGGCAATGTCGCTAATATTTCAGAGGAAAATTTAGAGGCTGAGTCAAGCTGATGGACTTTATCGCTGATATTCTTATTTACGCGAGCCTCTTTGTAACGGTGAGTAGTGCGATCTGTGCGGCTACACCTACGCCTAGAGACAATGAGTTTATGGGTAAGTATATATATCCTGTGCTTGAAACAATCGCGCTTAATATTGGCAAAGCTAAAGAAGGCACCACTACAAACCCAATTAAGTTTGTCAAAAGGTCTGACTGATGGACGAGGCGCAAGAAGCTTTGAGTGAAATAAAAGCACACCAAAGAGAATGCGCCGTCAGATACGAACATATTGAGAAACGTCTTGACGAGGGTTCAGCAAAGTTTAAGCGTTTAGAAATGCTTATATGGGGCGTTTACCCATTTATTGCTATTAGCATACTTGCTACTAAATTTTTATGACAGATGAAAGGCGCAATCCTAGCCTTTATGCTTATAACGGTTATTGAGGGCAATGTCGTTGAAGGTGCTGATCAAATGTTATTTAGAGATATACATCGCTGTCAACAATTTGCATACTGGATAGAGCATAACTGCCGGGATTCCCGTTGTAGAGGGGGAATCAAGCAACACAACATAACGGCTTATTGTAGGCCGGTGATGGCAGGAATAAACCAAAAGTTTTGGGACTAAGAATGAGTGTGTACAACGGATTGTTTTATATCCAAGAAGAAAAACGATTTGCTCGATGGGATGAGTACATGGAATTTTATAGCCAACAGCGGTTAAAGAGAAATGGCTAAAAAATTACAGTCTAATTCTGTTTGGGATAAGTACGACATTGACAACGATGGTGTCGTAACAGACGAGGAGCTTGAAAGGGCTACTCAAATGATTGAATTAGATTTAAGAGAAGAAAAACAAGACTCTCAAAGACGTATAGCTTGGGTGGCGATGTCTTCTATGGTTTTATATTCTTTATTGCCTCTATTACCTTTCGTGCCAGAAGAAAGGCTTAGCACTCTTTCTTCTCTTTCAGACATGCTCTTTCTTTCACAAGCATCGATTATAGGGTTGTATTTCGGCGCTACCGCCTACATGTCTCGAAAACCGTAGAGTTTTCCCGTGATATTTGAAAGTATAGTGGCCATAACCAGCGCTGTTTCGGCTATTAATGGTCTTTTTCAGCAAGTTGAAGAGGGTACAAAAAACGTCCAGACCTTGTTGGGTCAGCTTGGCGCTATATCTAGCGGAATAGATAAATATGAGATTGAAAGGCGTAACTCGCTAACCGCCCCCCTCGACGGTGAATCGGCCATGAGACTTGCTGCCCAAAAGGCGCGACTCGACAGGTATCATGAAAATTTAAAATTACTCTCGAATATGAATTCTGAGGCGGCTCGCGTCATTGATGCATATTTTGAGGAATTAGAGGCTCAGAAACAGCGTCATAGACAGAGCGTTAAAGAAGCAATTGAAAAACAAAAAAGAAGACGGCAGATGCTCAAGGACATTAGTCAATATGGGATTTTACTTGTTTTGGCAATTGCGGTTGCAGTAGTAACAGTTACTTTAGTAATCAAATTATTTGGCAAGGGGCTTTAATATGGACATAGGAGCAACAACACCCACGAATCAAGTTGCTTGGCGACAAGTAGCAGAGCAAAAGTATCAAAAACTAGTAGAGAATCTGCAAGTTGAAGAGCAAAGACAGCGAGTAGAACAACTTAACACGACGCTGTATATTGCTAAAAATAATAAAGTACAGTTAGAGAAAGCTAGAACAGAAACCTTTATTAACTTTCTGGTATAGAGCATGGGATTAAAACTAAGTGCAGGATTGGGGATTGCTTTAGTGCTTTTAGCTGGTTCTTTTAAAATGTATTACGATAAAACACAGGCAGAAATTGAGTCGTTTCATCTACAGCTAGAGCAGTCAATCCAGAACCAAAAAACGCTTGAAGGCACGATTGAGCAACAGAACGAAAACTTAAAGCAAACCGTTGAGAACCAAGAGCTGATGGTGGCGCAAGTTGAAAAGCTAACTAAAGAAAACATGATGGCTCAAAACGAGGTAACCGATATCAGAAAAAAGTTCTCTCGGCATTCCATGGATGTATTGTCCATCAGAAAGCCAAAGTTGATAGAGAATATTATCAATCGCGGTACGAAGTCAGTACTCAATGACCTTAAAAATATCACCGATGAAACGCAGTTCGATGAAAATACTGATATTCCTAATCCTACTGCTGGTTAGCGGCTGCTCTATCCTTGGCTCAAGTCGGGATATACCTGAAGTTAAGCCTGTGGAAGTGGTTACGGTTGTTAAAAAAGCACCTACCTATCACCCTCCTTTGCCAAACCAGATAGACTCTGTTCCGGTAGAATGGACGGTGTTAAACCCGCAACTTATGCAAGAGTATTTAGACGACTTAAACGAAGGTAATGCTCCAACGAATGCTTGGTATGCGCTTACTACGAAGGGTTATGAAAACCTTTCTATGAATATGGCAGAGGTGAAAAGATATTTGCGTCAAGTCATTAGTATTTTAAAATACTATCGAGAATTAGATGAAGAGGAGCTGAAAGATGAATGAAGAGTTAAAAACTTCTCAAGAAGGGATTTCATTAATTAAATCATTTGAAGGGTGTGAGCTAGAAAGTTACAGGTGTTCAGCAAATGTGCCAACGATTGGTTTTGGCCATACTGCTGGTGTTTCGGATGGCGATACCTGCACCCAAGAAGAAGCAGAAACCATGCTCGCAGAAGATTTACAAGAGTTTGAAGATTACGTTAAAAAGTATGTGGAGTCTGATTTAGAACAAAATGAATTCGATGCGTTAGTTGCTTGGACGTATAACCTTGGGCCAAATAACCTCGCAGAATCTACTATGTTGAAAGAATTAAATGCTGGTAATTTTGAAGAAGTGCCAAGGCAAATGAAAAGATGGAATCGTGCTGGCGGAGAAGTGCTTGATGGGCTGATTAGGCGCAGAGAAGCAGAATCTTTGTTATTTAGAGGAGAAGCTTGGGAGGGCGTTTAGCCTTGTCTGAAATTAGTCTAAAAGACTTTGATATTCTGTCTCAACAAGATCAGGCTGAAGCTGTTGCTTTACTTGATCGATACGAGCAGTTAAAAAAACAAGATTCTTGTCAGAAGGACTTCATTAGTTACGTTAAACATTTGTGGCCAGATTTCATAGAAGGCCGTCACCACAAGATTATTGGCGAAAAGTTTAATCGTATTGCTGAAGGAAAATTAAAAAGGTTAATTGTTTGCCTGCCTCCACGGCACTCAAAGTCTGAGTTTGCCAGCACTTATTTCCCTAGTTGGATGATGGGTTTGCGTGGAAATCTAAAGATAATACAGACCACTCACACGGCTGAGCTTGCCGTTAGGTTTGGCCGTAAAGTGCGTAACATTATTGATAGCCAAGATTATCGACACATTTTTCCAGAAACCAGATTGGAAGCTGACAACAAATCAGCTGGTCGTTGGACCAGTAACCAAGAGGGTGAATTTTTCGCGGCTGGTGTTGGTGGCGCCATTACAGGTCGAGGCGCAGATTTGTTGATCATTGACGATCCGCATTCTGAGCAAGACGCTATGTCGCCTACAGCCATGGAAAGCGCTTACGAATGGTACACCTCTGGTCCTCGCCAGCGCTTGCAGCCCGGAGGCATTATCATCATTGTCATGACCAGATGGTCTACTAAGGATCTGGTTGGAAAGGTTTTGAAGAAACAAGGCGATGAAAATGCCGACAAGTGGGAGGTTGTTGAGTTCCCTGCAATCATGCCTGAGAGCAACACTCCTTTGTGGCCTGAGTTCTGGAACAAAGACGAGTTGTTATCTGTTAAAGCGTCTTTGCCAATATCTAAATGGAACTCCCAGTGGCTACAAAACCCAACAGCAGAAGAAGGTTCTATTGTTAAGCGAGAGTGGTGGAACCTGTGGGAAGGCGATGTGCCTGCTTATTCTTATGTCATCCAGAGCTATGACACGGCGTTTAGTAAAAAAGAAACGGCTGACTACTCGGCCATAACCACTTGGGCAATATTTAGTCCTTCTGATGGGGAAGCTGATCAGATTATTTTGTTAGATGCCAAGCGCGTTCGAGTTGACTTTCCAGAGCTTAAAAAATTGGCTTGGGATGAATATAAATACTGGGAGCCAGATTGTGTTTTAATCGAGGCCAAGGCTTCTGGAACGCCGTTGACTCAGGAATTAAGAAGAATGGGTATACCAGTAACAGCGTATACTCCAAGCAGAGGACAGGATAAGATTGCTCGAATGAATTCTGTAGCGCCAATATTTGAATCTGGAATGGTTTGGGCGCCAGAAGAATCTTTTGCTGATGAGGTTATGGAGGAGATGGCGTCTTTTCCGTTTGGAGATCATGACGACTATTGTGACTCTGCAACCATGGCTTTAATGAGGTTTCGGCAAGGCGGATTTGTGTCGTTAAATGAAGATTATTCGATGGAAGCTGATTTGTTACCTAGAAATCGAGTCGTCTACTACTAACTAATATTAGACTGAGAAACTATGGCTATTGAAAAAAGAGAATTAGGCACTCAAGACAATCCAGACATTGCTGTGACTGGAACAGAGATTGAGGTGTTTCCAGAACCAAGTCGGCAAGATCAAATACGCGAAGCCGCAGAAATATTGGTTAATGAAGAAGAAATAATTATTCCAGATGAAGAGATGGAAGAGGAAGAAGTTGCACAGCCTGAAGCGTTTGACGCAAACCTCGTAGACGCAATAGATGATAGGGAGCTTCAAAGCCTTTCTAGCGACATTCTATCCAGCGTCCGTCAAGACAAAGAGTCTAGAAGTGAATGGGAAAAGACTTATGTTGACGGATTGAAATATCTGGGAATGAAGTTTGATGAGTCTAGATCCCAGCCGTTTGAAGGATCGAGTGGGGTCATACATCCAATTTTGGCAGAGGCTGTAACACAGTTTCAAGCGCAAGCTTACAAAGAAATGTTGCCTGCGAAGGGTCCAGTTAAAACTCAATTGATTGGCGCCAGAACAGCTGAAACAGAAGCGCAAGCTGATCGTGTTCAAGAGTTTATGAACTTTTACATTATGAATGTCATGCAGGAATACGATCCTGAGTTAGACATGCTTTTGTTTTATTTACCGCTTGCAGGGTCTGCGTTTAAAAAAGTTTATTTTGACACTGTTCTTAACAAGGCAGTTGCTAAGTTTATATCTCCAGAAGATTTAATTGTTCCTTACGAGGCTTCAGATTTAAGCAGCGCGGAAAGAATTACGCACGCTATTAACATGTCGCGTAACGAAATTAAAAAACAACAGCTATCTGGTTTTTATGCAAATGTTGATATTACAGAAAACTCTTACGAAGCTGATGAGTCAGATGTACAAAAAGAAATAGATGAAATAGAAGGCCTTGGTCCGTCTTATGCTGAAGACAGAGATCACACTGTTTATGAAGTACACACGATATTAGACTTAAAAGGATTTGAGGACGTTGGCGAGGATGGAGAACCAACAGGCTTGAAGCTGCCTTACATTGTCACAATCGACGAGTCTTCGCAGACTGTTTTATCTATTCGTAGAAATTACAACGAAGCAGATCAATATAAAAACAAAATCAACTATTTTGTTCAGTACAAGTTTTTGCCCGGATTAGGATTTTATGGCTTAGGACTAAGCCATATGATTGGCGGTTTGTCCAAAGCCTCGACATCGATACTACGGCAGTTGATCGATGCGGGTACTTTGGCGAACCTTCCAGCAGGTTTTAAAGCGCGAGGTATGCGGATTAGGGATGAGGACGAGCCTTTACAGCCCGGAGAGTTCCGCGACATTGACACTACAGGTGGTAATCTTAGAGAAAACCTTATTCCGCTACCTATTAAAGAACCAAGCAATGTATTGATGCAGCTGCTTGGCCTTCTGGTTGATTCTGGTAAACGCTTTGCAGCAATTGCGGACACCAACATAGGCGATATGAACCAAGCGATGCCGGTTGGCACCACTGTGGCACTGCTGGAGCGCGGAACAAAAGTCATGAGCGCAATCCATAAAAGGTTGCACTACGCTCAAAGGATTGAGTTCAAGTTGTTGTCTAAGGTCTTTGCAGATTATTTGCCTCCAGAGTACGCCTACGAAACTGGAACTGGCCCTAGAGAAATAAAACAAGGCGATTTCGATGAACGCATAGATGTCATTCCAGTATCAGACCCAAACATATTTTCGCAATCGCAACGCATAACACTTGCTCAAGAACTGTTACAGATGGTGCAGTCTAACCCGCAGGTGCATGGGCCTAATGGTATATACGAAGCGTATCGTCGAATGTACGGAGCGTTAGGAATTGATAACGTCGAAAGTTTATTGCAAGCGCCACCTGACATGACGCCTAAACCAATTGATGCTGGTTTAGAAAACGCTGGGTTCCTTATGGGCCAACCTGCTCAGGCGTTTGAGGGTCAGAACCATAGGGCGCATGTGGACGCACACAGGGCTTTGTTTTTAACTCAGGTAGTAAAAGAGAACCCGCAACTGCAATCTTTAATTATCAGTCACATAATGCAGCATTTGCAGTTTCTGGCTTCTGAGTTGGCTAGAGAGCAAATTCCTCCACAACAAATGCAGCAAATCCAACAAGCTCAACAACAGCTTCAACAGATGCCTGCGGACCAACAACAGCAAGTCTCTCAGCAGATCCAGCTGACGTTAGATCAATTTGCTTCTCCTATCATGGCTCAACTAACACAAGAGTTGTTGCAGTCAATCGGCCAAGGCAATGACAGCGATCCTTTGGTTCAAATAAGGCAAGCCGAATTAGAATTGAAAGACAAAGAACTTGATCAAGATCAGTCTCAGTTTGAATCTAAGCAAGGCCAACGGGCGTCAGAAAAATTACTTGAGACTGAAATTCAAAAAGAACGCATGAATGTGCAAAAAGAAGTTGCTGATGATAAGCTTGGCGTTGCATTGCAAAGATTAGATCAACAAGCAAATTTAAAGTTAATGGAGCTTGATCAAAAAATGCAAAGTAATTAGGAGATAACATGACTACCAGTTACAGATTAGAAGCTATTAAAGAGTTACGAGCGCAAAAGAAAATTGATAGAGAAGTTGAGGCGCAAGCATTGACTGACGCTAAAGCGGAAGCCGAAAAAGCTCATCAAGCAAACATGGCTCGCATTGCAGCAAAAGAAGCCAGAATTGCTTCTGGGGAACCGGCTCCAGTGGTTCAGTCAGAACCTGAGCCAGCGCCTGAGCCTGAGCCAGAAACAGAGGCTGCTGTTGAAGAGCCAAAGAAAAAGCCTGCTGTAAAAAAGAAATCTAAATCTAAAAAATCTTAATTAGGAGGTTTTATGAAAAAGTTCGGCAGAGAAAAACCAAAAACTATTACCAGTATGCAGCAAGGCGTTGTGGTTAACGCTGGAGTTGAAAAAATTGTAAAAGCCAGAGGTGCTGGAGCTGCTACGCGAGGACTGGAATTTAAAGTTAAGTCTTAGCCTATGGATGACATTGATCTTTACAGCAAGTTAAAAAGATTAATTGATAATCGAAGAGACCAAATTAGTGAAACACTAATGTCTGGTGCGTTGGAATCTATAGAACATTATAAATTTGTACAAGGTGAGCTTTCTGCGTTATCCTATATCGAGCAGGAGATAAGGGAACAAAACAAGGATAGCTAAGAATGTCAGAAACAGCAGAAAAAGCTATATTAGAAGCTTATGTTGATCCAGAAGAGAGGGTGTTAGATCCATCTCTTTTGGATAAATCTGTGCTAGAAAGAATGCCTCAGCCAACTGGCTGGCGGTTATTGGTTTTGCCATACGGCGGAAAACAAAAAACAAAAGGCGGGATTTTATTAACAAATGAGACAGTTGAGAGGGAGGCTCTCGCTACAGTCGTAGCTTATGTCGTTAAGATGGGTCCGCAATGTTATAACGATCCTGCAAAACATGGTGATAAACCTTGGTGTGAAGAAAAGCAATGGATTTTAATTGGTAGATACGCAGGAGCCAGATTCAAACTTGAAGATGGCGCGGAAGTGCGAATTATTAATGACGATGAAGTCATTGCCACAATTCTAAACCCAGACGACATTATGAGTGTATAGCCATGACAGTAGAAAACACAAACGCAGAAGAACGAGTTGAAGAGCTTGAAATTGAAGTTCAAGAAGATGCGGTAGTCGAGGCTGCTGATCAACCTGCTGCTTCATCTGATGAAGAGCTTGATTCTTACACCAAAACAGTAAGCAAGCGTATAAATAAAAAGAACCAGCAAATAAGGGCTGCTGAGGAAAGAGCCGCGCAATTTGAATCTATTGCAAGGCAGCGTGAGGCTGAAATCAACGCGCTTAGATCGCAACAAGTGGTTCAACAAGCTACTGTTTTAGAAAAAGAAGAAGAAGCGATTAAGGCCAAAGAAGCTCAGGCTGACGATCTTTATAAGAAAGCGGTTGAGTCTGGCGATGCTGAGCTTATGAGCAAAGCAGATACCTTGAAGTCCGATATTAGCATTCAAAAAGAAAAAGTAAGACTTGCTAAAAACAGACAAGGATCTATTCCGCAACAACCGCCAGTAGATCCGGCTTATTATCAAAATCAACCGGCACAACAAGAAGCGCAAGTTGAACCAACTGAAGAGGCTTTAGGCTGGTACGAGCAGAACAAGTGGTACGGAGATCAAGAAAACGAAGGCAATCTTGAAGCAACTCAGTACGCATATTTTCAACACTACAATTTAATTAACGAGGGTTACGAAGCTGATTCAGACGAGTATTATGGTGAATTAAATAGTAGAATTTACAAAGTTTATCCACATCTGGAATCTTCAGATGTGGGTGACGGTCAAAAAGAGGGTAGACCCGCTGTGCAAAGAGTCGCCTCTGCTTCCGTTGGAAGTCGTCAAAAAACACAAGGCAAAAAGAACGGCGTGACTTTTTCTAGGTCTGAAGTAGAACGCCTCCGTGGGCTAAAACCGCACAACATGACTGAAGAGGCATGGTTGAAACGAGTAGCTCAAGAGAAACAAAAGATTGCTCAAAGGGAGGCAGTATGACTACAGCAGAGAAAAAAGAAGCGGTGAATCGAAACTCGCGTGATTCCGAAGCTCACGATAATAACCTTCGTAGAACCCCATGGAGGCCAGTTAGAAAACTTGAAACCCCTCCCCCACCTCCGGGTTACACCTATAGGTGGATTAGGGCAGAAATGTTAGGCGAAGAAGACAGATCAAATGTCTCGCGCCGATTGAGAGAAGGCTTTGAGCTTGTATTGGGCGCAGAGCTTCCTGACAATTGGCAACACATGCCTACCATTGATGCAGGTAGACACGCTGGCGTGATAACAAATGAAGGATTGCTTTTGGCAAAAATTCCAACTGAGACAGTTAACGAGCGAAATGAGTATTATCAAGGCCAAAGTGAACAGGCTAAAGAAGCTCTGGACAACACGGTTTTTGGTGACGCTCAAAGAGATGGTCGCTATGTTAAGTATGACCCTCAGCGGGATACCAAGGTTACCTTCGGTAAATCTTAATATAGGAGCTTAGAAAATGGCGAATAAAGACGCTGCTTTCGGAATGAGACCAGTCAAAATGATTGGTGGCGCTCCCTACTCTGGTGGACAGTCGAGATATCGAATCGCTGCAAACTATGGAACCGCTATCTTCCAAGGAGATATGGTTGCTCAGGTCACTGGAGGTGGAGTGGAAGTTCATGCTGACGGAGGCACTGTGCCTATCGTTGGTGTTTTTAATGGTTGTCGTTACACTGATCCCACTACTGGTGAGCAGGTTTTCAGCAACTACTACCCTGCATCTACAAACGCAGATGACATATTTGCGTATGTTATTGATGACCCGTTTGTTGTCTATGAAGTACAAGCCGACGCAGCTTTCCCAGTTGCCGATTTGCTTGGAAACTTTGACATTGTCTATACCTCTGCGGGTAGCACAAAAACTGGAATTTCTGGAGCTGAGTTGAAAGTTACGGATGGCGGAACAGCCACAACGCTTTCAATTAAGGCTATTGATATTTCTGAAGATCCAGAAAATTCAGACGTAAGCGCAGCAAACACAAACGTGTATGTTGTTATCCAAAACCATATCTTTGGCGTCAAAGGCGCTGGACTAGCTTAAAGGAGAATAACTAATGGCTATTTCAAGAGCACAACTTGCCAAAGAATTGGAGCCGGGGCTTAACTCGTTATTTGGCATGTCATACGATTCCTACAATCAGGAATATGCGGACATCTTCCCTATGGAAGATTCTTCTAGAGCCTTTGAAGAAGAGGTTCTGATCGCAGGATTTGGTTCTGCCCCCACTAAAAGTGAAGGTGCAGGCGTTTCCTTTGATTCAGCTAACGAAGGCTGGACCGCACGCTATACGCATAATACGGTTGCGTTGGCATTTTCTCTAACCGAAGAGGCCGTCGAAGACCAGCTTTATGACTCTTTAGGCAAAAGGTACGTCAAAGCGCTTGCGCGTTCCATGGCTAACACCAAGGAAGTTATAGCGTCTGACGTTTTAAACAACGCTTTCAGCTCTAGCTACACAGGCGGTGACGGACTGTCTTTGATTAACACAGCTCACGTTTTGGCGGGAGGCGGCACAGCTGCTAATCGCGCTACAACTATGGCTGACCTTAATGAAACCAGTCTTGAAGATGCGTTAATTGACATTTCTACTTTCACTGATGACCGGGGTTTAACGATCTCTGTGCAAGCAACTAAGCTTGTTATTCCTCCGCAACTGACCTTTATTGCGGACAGGATCTTAAACTCTCCCGGTAGACCCGGAACTGCTGACAATGACATCAACGCAATTAAAAACACTGGAGTTCTTTCAGGCGGTTACACTGTTAACCATTACCTGTCAGATCCAGATGCTTTCTTCTTGCTGACTTCTGTCACTGATCAAGGCGAAGGCCTTAAAGGTTTCCAAAGAACTTCAATGGAAACCAGCATGGAACCAGACTTTACGACTGGTAACATTCGCTACAAGGCACGCGAGCGTTACTCTTTTGGATGGAGTGATTGGCGCGGAATTTACGGCTCGCAAGGCGCGTAAGTCGTTAATTTGACTAAGAAAAAATTATTTTTCGAGGGGCTGAAAAGCCCCTTTTTTTTGCTTTAAAAAAATCTCGTAGCGTTCTCGACCTTTGTATCGTATAAAACATTTGTACAAATATTTGCATAACGACACGGGATAGTTGTATAATGACCTTGCTTTCAACAAACAAGGAATGGATACGATGGAATTAAATCTCAATTGGTCAGAAGAGACAGTCCACACAGATGGGCGTTTCATTAGCACTGCTACTCCTAACCAAGAGTTCTGGTCCGTGTGGCGCGAACAAAAATCAGCAGTAAAAGCGGCTGGTTATTCTGTCAAAAAAGTTGACGGAAATTGGGTCGCTACTAGATTGCGTGACAACAATGCTGCAATAGCAGAATCTCAAGCTACAGATTCTGACATGGAGTTTCCTGTGCCAGAAGGTTTGTCTTACCTTCCTTATCAAAAAGCTGGTATTGCGTATGCCATGCAACGGTCTGCTACTCTTATTGCTGACGAGATGGGGCTTGGTAAAACCATACAAGCTATCGGAGTGATCAACGCAACTGCACCTAAAACCGTGTTAGTTGTTTGCCCAGCATCCCTAAAGATCAATTGGAAAAACGAAATGACTAAGTGGTTGGTTGCTGATCGTGACATCCAGATCGTCAACGGCGGTGGCGAGCAGATCCCTGAAACTCCAGACGTAATCATCATTAACTATGATGTTTTGTCAAAGCACGCTTACGCAATCAAATCTCGTGTTTGGGACATGGTTATCATGGATGAAGCTCATTACATTAAAAACAACAACGCCAAAAGAACTGAAATTGCGGTTTCAATAAAGGCTAATCGAAAAGTAATTTTGACTGGCACTCCCATCACTAATCGTCCTATCGAATTACAACCAATTGCTGGTTATCTGGACCCTGTTACTTTTGGCAACTACTTCAAGTTTGGTTTGAGATATGCTGGCGCTTACAAAGGTCGTTGGGGTTGGGACTTTGACGGAGCTACTAATTTAGACGAGCTTCAAAGAGTTCTTCGACAATCTTTTATGATCCGCAGAAAAAAAGATGAGGTGTTAAAGGAGCTTCCTGAGAAAGTACGTCAAATCATTGTGCTTCCTAACAGCGCTTACAGCGATGAAATTAAGAAAGAATTTACTACGTTGGCGGACGCAGTGGATGAAACGTCGTCAGAAGATATTGATTTTGAAAAAATGTCAGGCGTTCGACATGAAACCGCTTTAGCAAAAGTAGCTGACGTTGTTGCTCACCTTCAAGACGTTGATCATCAAGTGGTTGTGATGGCTCATCACAAAGACGTAGTTGACGGAATCAAATCCGGCTTAGAAGATGCTGGCAAAACAGTGGTTACTTTAACTGGCGATTGCAGCCAGTCTCACAGGCAAAACTCGGTAGATACTTTCCAATCTGGTAACGCAGATGTGTTTATTGGAACAATCGGAGCAGCTGGCGTTGGCATTACCCTTACTTCAGCAAGCCACGTTGTCTTTGCTGAGTTGGATTGGGTCCCCGGTAACATGTCACAAGCAGAAGATCGATGTCACAGAATTGGGCAAGAAAACTCAGTGCTGGTTCAACACTTGGTTGTTGATGGATCAATCGACGCTAGGCTTGCACAGGTCTTGGTTGGGAAGCAGCGAGTTTTAGATAAGGCGCTCGACAACGTAATTGTTAATGAAGTTAGCATTGAAGACATTGCTTTAACTGTACAAGACGTTGAAAAAGCAATTACCGTTAAAACAAAAAAACAACCTAAGCCTCTTTCTGCAAAGACCGTAAAGTCTTTACAAGAATGTGTGCAAAGGTTATGTGAGGCTTGCGACGGAGCGTTGGAATTAGACGGGTCTGGTTACAACAAGATGGATTCAGGATTCGGTCACTCACTGGCTAACCAAGCAGAGTGGACTCCTGCACAACAACACGCTGCGAAAATTATGATTAAAAAATACAAAAATCAGTTAACAGGCCTTGGAATGTCAAAACAATTTAATATAGTCTTTGGCTAAGGCATCCCCTTGTCTAGACTAGCAAAGTTAAGCCAACCTATTCCTGCTTTGCTTCAAAAGGTTTAGCTCACCTTCGGTCGAAACGAGCTTTTTTTATTGCATCTTCTTTTTTAGTGCTATACTCCAAGCGTCAACTACGGTATTTGGATGGTCCAAATGCTGGTCTAAACTTTAAAAAGGAGGCTGTAGGATGACAACACATTTTACTTCGGGAGTGACCAATGTTTCGGCTGACGGAACACTGGGTAAATTAAAAGCTCCAGCACCACAAAAATATCACAGCTATTTCAATGACTTTGATACTTATCTGGCAAGCGACTGGACGATCACAACGACAGAAGACGGAACTGGGTCTGCAACAGAAGCTTTAGCTGATGGCGATGGCGGTCTTTTGTTAGTAACTAACGCTGCTGGCGATAATGACAATGACTTTTTTCAATTAGTCAAAGAAGGATTCAAGTACGAATCTGGAAAGCAACTAGCTTTCAACATGAGACTGAAGACTAATGATGCAACGGAAACCGACATTGTTGCTGGTTTACAACTTACGGACACATCTCCGTTGGACGTAACAGACGGGATTTTCTTTTTGAAGTCTGATGGCGGCACAACTGTTACTTTTATCGTTGAAAAAGACAGCACGCAATCCACTTTGGATTTGCCTAATGCATTGGCAGACGACACGTTTATGACCATAGGATTTGTCTACGATCCTAAGGATCAGAAGTTCCATGTCTTCCAGAATAATGTTTTGGCTGGCACCGTCGTAAGTACAAATGTTCCCGACAACGAAGAGCTGACTGTTTCATTTGGAATTCAGAACGGCGCTGCCGCTGCAAAAACTTTGACAGTTGATTACATTGGCGCTTATAAAGAGCGAACCGCTGTCACTGAACTATAAGTAGGAGGTGAAACATGGCTGACGCTGTAGCCTCACAAACCATTCAAGACGGACAGCGAACCGCAGTGATGCGGTTCACCAACGTCAGCGATGGAACAGGCGAGTCTGCGGTAGTAAAGGTAGATGTATCTGCCTTGGCCGCAAACTCAGCTGGACAAGCTTGCACTGAAGTTGCCATTCAAAGGATTTACTGGGCTACCGTAGGCATGTCCGTTAAATTAGATTTTGATGCAAGCACTAATGTATTGGCAATTGGTTTGCCAGCAGACTCGACGGGTGATGAGTATTACGACAATTTTACCGCTATCCCAAATAATGCGGGATCTGGTAAGACTGGCGATGTGCTTGTAACCACTACAGGTCATAGCAGTGGTGACACTTATATGATTATTCTTGAGCTAATCAAGAAGTACGACTAGGGGAATTGATATGTCGTTTTGGATGGGCGAAGAAGCTAGAGCAAGGCAAGATGCTGTAAGAGCCAGCCCTCTTTATCCGCAAATTCAGGAAATGAATAGTCGGTTGAATAAAATGAGGAACCCAAGTAATCGTTATGATCCGTCTGGTAATCCAGAATACGAGCAACTGAAATCGGAATTATTTGCTTTACGAGATAAAGCTGCTGGAGGAAGTCCAACCCCGGCTATGTCTCGGCCTTCCCCTAATTCTCCTTATGGTGGCGGCTTAGGTGGCCTTATGAGGCGGTTTGATCCCAGAAGGATGAGCGGCGGTTTTCCCGGCATGCAAAGAGGTTTTCCCGGCATGCAAAGAGGCTTTCCCGGCATGTTTGGGAGAAGGGGTGGTGGATTTGGCGGCATGTTTGGCAGAAGGCGCCCTCCTCCTTTTTTTGGCGGAGGACAGTTTGGCGGACGCAGGCCTTTCCCCGGAATGTATCGAGGTATGCCCACCTTTATGAACCGTATGGGTGGAGGCGGACGATTTGGCGGAATGCAAAGGTCTCCATGGGAATCTTCCCGGCGATACGAGTATGGCGGAATGCAACGGGATCGTGGTGGTTACGGCGAAGGGACTGCTTCTCCATTTGGCGGAGGGTTTAGACCGCCGTTTTTTCAACAATCGAGGCAATCTTACAACCCGATACCGCAAATCGATACAGACGCTTTCAATCAGTTCAGGCAAAGAGTTGATCAGCGTCCTCCCACTTCTGGAGAAGCAAGCACATTTCTAGCGGGAGGGGCAAGCGCTGGAGCAAATTCACCATTTGGCAAGCCAGTTTTTAACGCTGATGGAACAATTTTCCAAACAAGTAACGCCCCTCAGATTCCACAAGAACTAATTGACGCACAAATGTCTTCTGTTCAACAGGGTCCGCCAGTTGCTGGAGGCACTGGTTCTCTGTATGGAACTCCTGCAAGTCAAGAAGAAATTGATCGCATGAAGGCTAGGATGAGCGAAATGACTGGAGGAATAGGTGGCATGGGCGGAATGATGGGCGGTGCTGGAGGAATCGCAACGCCTAGTATAGCTCGCCTATCGCCTGAAGTTATAGCCGCAGCTAAAGCAAGAAGAAATATGAACAGAAGATAGGTTAAGGCATCATGGCAAAAGAAAAGCTCAACAAAGTAATTAAGGGGTTAAGGAAAGCCAGCAAAACTCACGCTCAGCAAGCAAAAACTTTAAGCACGATTAAAATGAAAGAAGGCGGCAGCGCTTCTAGCGGTGTACCTAAAAACGTATCGAATCCAAAGCTGTACAAAAAAGTAAAGGCGGAGGCTAAGAGCAAGTTTGATGTCTGGCCATCAGCCTACAGCAGCGGATGGTTGGTTAAAACTTACAAAGATAGAGGCGGCAGATATACCGCTGCGGTAGGAGGCGAAGTGACACTTAAACCTGTTCCAGAAAAAAACAAAGGGTTGGGAAAGCTGCCCCCCAAAGTTCGTAACCGTATGGGTTACATGAACGGTGGCGGAACGGTCAACAAAAACTCAACAATGGTTCAAGGGCGAGGCTGTGGTGCGATTGACCCTAGCAAGCAAAAAATGACCAGAGTACCCAGAACCTAATGAGCCTAAAAACTTGGTTTGGCAAAGGCTCAAAAGGTGATTGGGTTGATATTGGCGCTCCTAAAGAGGACGGCAAGTTTCAAGCGTGCGGGAGAAAGTCTGCTTCTAAAAGCAAACGCGCTTATCCTAAATGCGTTCCTAGATCCCAAGCAAACCAGATGTCTAAAAGCCAAATTACATCTGCGGTTAAGCGCAAAAGATCCAAGAAACAAGGCGTGGGTGGAAAGCCGACTAACGTCAAAACATTTGCAAGAAGTGGTGGTATAATTAGCAACCAATCGAACATGGGCTTGTTCGGAAGACGATAGGAGTTACGATGAATAAAAGAAGTAAGATGGGTTCTAACAAAAGAATGATGAATAAGGGCAATCCAGTAAAGATGGCCCGAATGATGAATAAGGGCGGCACCATAAAAACTCCTCGAATGATGAATAAGGGCGGAGTTATTAAAAAGGTAATGATGAACAAAGGCGGGACTGTTAAAAAGAAAAGATAAGTAATGGCTTATCTTCAGTCTAACATTCCCTACTTTAAATGTTGGGTTAGAAAGGAATACACCCACAATCACGAAAAATACCACGGTGAATTTATTCACGCGATGGCGGTTGCGGTTACAACCATGCCAACGCGATGCCTTTCGTTCCAGCTGATATTTACTGGCGCTGAAGTTGACACAGTGGAAGAAAATGTCCATGGCGGAGCCATGTGGGCCAGAATGCCGATTACCGGTTTAGCTGCTGACTCCGATTACGAGGGATGGCCTGAGCCGATGCCAGTTTGGGCCTGTCAGCCTTGGGATTGCTCATCTCACAATCATTCGGTTTATGTCATTGATCGAGCAACACCTTGCCCGTGGCTTGCTAAGATTGATGGAGAATTCTACCCCGCAAAATATTATTTCACTGTGGACTATGCCGAAAACGAAATTGCAGACGATCCAGCTCAACACAAACAATCACACGTTCTAGAGCTGTTGGATGCTGGCAAGTGGACGGGTAACATTGTTGCCTTGCCAAACAACAGGGTGCGAGTCACACACCCAGCTTGGTTTACGGTTGGTGAGGGGGCGCCGGACTTTAAACCTTCTCAGCACATTCATTATTCAAAAAGCGAGTTGGATTACACGTTGGATGTCAACAAGGTTTTTGATAACCTGTATGCTCCTGAAGAGCCTGTACGCAAGAAAAAGCGTAAAAGGAAAAACTAATGGCAGTAAGCGGCAGCAAAGATTTTGAACCAGACGTAGCTGAGTATGTCGAAGAGGCTTTCGAGCGTTGTGGCTTGGAACTCAGAACTGGTTACGATCTAAAAACAGCTAAGAGAAGCGCTAATTTGATGCTTGCTGAATGGGCTAACCGTGGCTTAAACCAGTGGACCATTAAGCAAAAGACTGTTGCCATGGTAAAAGACACAAAAACGTACAACATTGATTCAACTAACGCTACAGCGCCTATTGACGTTTTAGATGCCTTCATAAGACAAACGACGGGCGGAGATGAAATTGACACGCCTATCAATCGAATGAATCGAGCTGAGTATGCGAATGTCACAAACAAAAGCACTACTGGCAAACCTAACCAAATGTTTATTGACAAGCAGACCACTCCAACAATTACGGTTTGGCCTGTGCCTGACAAGAATTCAACTTACACGATCTACATGAATGTGTTAACTCGCATGGACGATGCGGACGGCGCCACAAACACTATAGAAGTGCCTTTCCGGTTTTACCCTTGCTTTGCTGCTGGCATGGCTTATTACATCAGTTTGAAGAAAGCGCCAGAGCGCTCTCCAGTTTTAAAACAACTTTACGAAGAAGAGTTTGATCGGGCAATGTCTCAGGACCAATCCAGAGCGTCATTTAGAATTTCGCCAAACTTAGGCGGATATAACTCCGCTTAGTCATGGCATTTGCACAAGGCAAACAGGCTTACGGAATATGTGACATTACAGGGTTCCGTTACCGACTTAGAGACATGAAATTTACTTGGGATGGTCTTTTGGTCGGACCAGATCAGTGGTCGCCTAAAAGCCCACAACTAGATCCAAAACCAAAAGCTGCTGATCCAGAAGCACTTAAAAATGCAAGGCCTGACACCGCTAATGATAATAACGCTTTTGTGGTGTATACAAATGTGGATAAAGGTATACTTGGAACTAAACTTGATACCTATGAAATTTCTACAGGACTAGGGGAGGTAACCATTACCACATCATGAGCTGGACATATGCAACATTAAAGACTGCGATTCAGGATTATTTAGAATGCACTGAATCTACGTTTGTCACAAATCTTCCGACTTTTATTAAAGAGTCTGAAACAAGAATATTCAAGATGGTTGAGCTGCCTAAGCAGCGCAAAAACGTGCAAGGGACGGTAACTTCTAGTAACCGATTCTTAGCAACGCCTAGTGATTTTTATGCGCCATTTAGCGCAGCAATAATTTCTAGCAACGTCTATTACTATTTGGACTACAAGCACCCCTCCTTTATGAAGGAGTATGCTCCGTCAACCGCAACGACAGGCCTTCCTAAATACTATTCGTTGTTTGACGACAGCGCTTTTGAGTTGGCTCCGATTCCAGACTCAAACTACACGGTTGAACTCCACTATCTTTATAAGCCAGCATCTCTTACTGCTGGTGCTGATAGCGGCACAACATTCCTATCCACAGACTATCCAGATGCACTTCTATATGGTTCTCTTGCTGAGGCCGCAGTATTCTTAAAAGAAACACCAGACGTTGTTGGGACTTTTGAAACGCGGTTTAAAGAAGCGATAGCCAGAATGAAGAACATTGCAGAAGGTCGAGAGACGAGAGACGAGTATAGGTACGACTTACTCAGAACCGGAGTAAGTTAATGGAACCGATTAAGTCGCTTGAAGGCGCTCACATAGCGATTGTGGCGCTGGGAAACTCACAAGTGGATTATGCGATAGGAAGAGAAAACGGCGTCGAGTGGGATGAGGTCTGGACAATAAACTCTGCCGCTGCGGTTTACAAATCAGATCGAATGTTCATGTTAGATCCAGCTAGTCGATTTTTTGATACTGATGATGCTGGCGCTCAGACAGATGTAATGAAGCGGTTTTTGCCTGACTGCGATGTGCCTTGCTATACCTGTGAATTGGATTCAAGAGTGCCTAGCGCGGTTCTTTATCCTATTGAAGAAATTGTGCAAGCAACCAAGTGTGCGTATCTAAACAATACAATTCCATTAACGATTGCTTTTGCTTATTGGAACAAAGTTGCTCGAATTGATTTGTTTGGAATAGATTTCAGTTACACCCACAACTTGCATTTTGCAGAAGCTGGTCGAGCTTGTGTTGAGTTTTGGTTAGCTAAGTGCATGGATAAAAACATACAGGTTGGGGTTTCTGGACGATCAACTCTTTTAGATCAAAATGTTCCCCAAGAAGAAAGAATCTATGGGTTTCACCGACTGCAAGATCCAATGGTCGCAATTCCTAACGAACCGGATTGGATTGTTTGCAAAAAGTCTAAAATGGAAGAAGAGATGGAAAAGTCAGGAATAGCTGTGACAGAAGAAATTAAACCGCCGGAGCCTTATCGTGGGTGATATGGGTAACGATGGGTTTTTGAGCGTGGGAAGCGTGATGGTTGAAACCACGCAAAACAAGGGTCATGACCCAGAGTTTTGGGCTGAACAGATAACCAAAAAAATATGCGAAGTATCAGCCGACGCTGCTCCCCATATTCGACAACAAGCAGAAGCTTTTCAAAACTACATCTATACGATAGTCTTGTATGGCATTAAGAATGCGATTACTTCAGACAGGACAACTATGGTAAACTTGTTGAGAAGTCAAGGTCATAACGACATGGCTGACATTGTGAAACAATTGGATTAGGAGATATAAATTGGCTATCACCAGTGCTATTGCAAATTCGTTCAAACAGCAGCTGTTAGTTGAAGGACATAACCTGACCAATGGTGCTGACAGCATAAAGCTTGCGTTATATACATCTTCAGCAACTTTAGGAGCTGGAACTACGGTTTATGTAACGACTGGCCAAGCGACAGGGACAAACTACAGTGCAGGCGGATCAACGCTAACCAACGTGACTCCAGCCTTGTCAGGCTCAGTTGCTGTATGCGATTTTGCTGACCTTACATTTGGCACAGCTACTGTCACAGCTAGAGGCTGTCTTTTGTACAACAGTACAAACGGCAATAAAGCTGTTGCGGCAATTGACTTTGGTGGAGACAAAACCAGCACAGCTGGGAACTTCACGATTGTGTTTCCTGCGGCGAATGCGACGGCAGCAATTATTCGCTTAGCTTAAAATTTAGGTTTTTGTGGTAGAATTTTTCTATGCCACTTACTACATTAAATTTCAAGCCGGGAATCAACAAAGAAGAAACCGACTATTCTAATGAGAATGGATGGTCGGACGGAAATCTCATTCGCTTCCGAAAAGGCCGCCCAGAAAAGATTGGCGGTTGGCAAGCCTTAGCGACTACTACTTTTTTTGGTTTAGCCAGAGCGCTACACAGTTGGCTTTCCTTGGGCGGGAATCGATATCTTGGTATCGGCACCACCTGCAAATATTATATCGAGGAAGGCGAGAAATATAACGACGTTACGCCAATCAGAGCTACAACAAGCGCGGGCGATGTAACATTTAGCGCGTCCAATGGTTCTTCAACTATTACCATAACCGATACAGCTCATGGCGCTGTCACCAATGACTTTGTGACTTTTAGTGGCGCCGCTACCTTGGGCGGGTTAGTTACAGCAGCCGTTTTGAACCAAGAATACCAAATACTTTTGGTCACAGGGGCTAATACATACACCGTTACTGCCAAAGATACAGACGGAGCAACAGTCACTGCTAATGCGAGCGATAGCGGCAACGGCGGAGGTAGTGTAGTCGGCACTTATCAAATTAATTGCGGGTTAGACACTTACGTCGAATCTACAGGTTGGGGTGTAGGGACTTGGGGTTCTGGCACGTTTGGATCATCCTCTGCAATCGCATCAGATGGACAATTGAGACTGTGGACTCACGATAATTTTGGTGAGAATCTAATAATTAACCCAAGAGGCGGAGGCATTTATCGCTGGGTTGAAAACAGCGGAATATCAGTCAGAGCTGTAAACCTGTCTACAACTTCTGGCGCGAGCAAAGTGCCAACTGTTGGTTTGCAGGTAATTACGTCTGAAGTGGATCGGCATTTAATTGTGCTAGGAGCGGACGCGCTCGATGATACCGGCGACAGGGAAGGCACAGTTGATCCAATGTTGGTTGCGTTTTCTGATTCAGAAAATGAATTGGATTTTAATCCGACAATCACAAACTCAGCCGGATCAGTAAGGCTTTCTTCTGGCTCGTTAATTATTGGCGGACTAAAGTCGAGGCAGGAAACTTTGATTTGGACTGACACCAGTCTTTACTCGATGACTTTTATTGGGCCTCCTTTAACTTTTGCTTTGAACCTAATCAACGAGGGTTCGGGCCTGATATCGCCAAAGTCAGCAGTGAATAGCCCTGTTGGCATATTTTTCATGTCGAAGAACGGCTTTTATTATTACAACGGCTCGGTCAAAAGGTTGCCGTGTAGTGTGCAGGATTACGTTTTTAGCGACTTGGACTTAGGCCAAGCGTTCAAGTGTTTTGCAGCGTTGAATTCTGAAAACGCAGAGGTGTGGTTTTTCTACGTTTCTACAGAAGACGACACGGGGGAGATATCACGGTACGCGATGTACAACTATGAAGAGCAAACGTGGAGCATTGGTTCTTTGGTGCGATACAGTTGGTTGGACGCTGGCATTGAAAATAAACCAAGGGCGGCTGGCGGAGCGTATTCTACTTCTCAAATTTATGTCCATGAGACAGGGTTTAACGACGACACAAGTGCAATGAGCAATGTTTACATTGAGTCGGCGGACATAGATTTAGGTGACGGCGAAAACTTTATGTTTGTTAAGAAAATGATCCCAGACATCAAGTTTTCGACATCAGTCGGAGTGTCTAACACACCTGCAATGAACATTGTTGTCAAAAAACGGAACTACAACTCAGAAAGCCTTTCGACTGACTCAACCAGTCAAATAACCAATTCGACAACATTTGCAAGTTTGAGAACAAGAACTCGGCAAATGGTTCTTAGATTTGAATCTGATGATGATAATTCGGTTGAGGCCAACAAAAAAGATTACAAGTGGAGACTCGGAAACACTAGGTTAGATATGCAGCCCTCTGGTCGGAGGGGTTAAGTGGCTAAAATACTTGAGACCAGACTGCCTCTTGCTGATGGTCAGTCAGTGTCTGGAGATACATTTAATCGACTGGTTAGAATTCTTGAAATAAACCTCGGATCAACAGATGTTGACCAAACTCCAACCTTCAATGCAGACGAAATTTCTACGTTACAATTTGCTACGGGTGCGATAATATTTAACAGCACAGTAGAGGTGCATCAGGCTTTTGACGGAAATGTGTTCAGAAATTTGTATGAGCATCAAACCTACCCGACTGGTCTAGGAGCAACTTTTGGAATCGGTTCAGTAACAGTGACAACGAGTTAAAGATTATGACGCCAGAACTAGAAGCTCGAATTAATAATTTTATGGGTGCAGGATCTGTTTCCGACATGGACATGATGCCACAAAGCTTCCAAGAAGGCGGCGAAGTCGAGCAGATGATGATGATGGCGGAAGGCGATCCCAATGCGGAGCTTGCTGCTGCAATTGATGGGTTGATGGCTGAACAAGCCATGACTGACGATCCAACAGAGCAAGCCATGTTTGCCAGCATGGGCGAAAACATGATGGACGCTGCAAATGCGCCTCTTTCAGCAGAAGCTCAAATGATTGCAGCTGAAGGTCGAGGAAGAGACACAACGCTTGCTCATTTAACTCCGGGCGAAGTGGTTTTGCCGGTAGCGGCAATGCAAGACTCAGCTTTTGAAACAGCTGTCGAAAACCGATTTAACGAGATTGGTCTGGACCCAGAGCAATATGTGGTGGGTGCAGGCATTGCCAGCTTGAATCCTGTGACTGGTTTAGAAGAGTTTGGATTTTTTAAGAAAATTGGTAAATCTCTTAAAAAGGTCGTAAAAGTTGTTGCTCCGGTTGCAATGTTAATACCCGGAGTTGGTACAGCGCTTGGTGCTGCACTTGGCGGCATTGGTGGGTTAGCCGGTAAAGCCCTTTCAGTAATACCGGGAGGTAAGGCAATTGGCAGTCTTGTTTCTTCTGGCGTTTCAGGCATTGCTGGTTTAGGAATCCCCGGAATATCACCGATTGCGGGTGGTGCTTCTGCTGGAAGCTTTACAGCTCCTTTTGCTGGAGGATTTAAACCATTTGCTGGTGGCGTTTTTGGCAAGCCGGGGTCAGAGTTTTATGGCGCTGATCAGGGTGATCTTTTAAACCGCTTCTTGAGAGGCGGAGGCCAGCAGCAAGGTGGAGGTCAACAGCAAGGAAGCAGCCCTTTAACTCAAGAACAAAAAATACAAATGGCTCTTAATGAAGGGTACACAGAAGTGGATATAGCAACCTACGGCCCTGACGCTTTGTTAGGACTTGATGGTGTGTCTGGAACTGCCACTGATGCGGAGCTTGATGAATTTAACAGGGGCGGAATGTTCCCCGGAGGGTTATTTGGCCCGAACAGTTTTGCTGACAAAATTTTAAATATTGATCCAAGCAAAGGTACTGGCCCGTTAAGTTTTTTAAGAGGTGGCGGTGACGGCGAAGGAATATCAGGATTGCTTGGCGGAGACATGGGCAAACTAGCGCTTGGCGGCGGCGCTGCCTACATGCTTGCAAAGCTGGCCATGGATGAAGCTAAGAAAGATAAAGGTGTGCCAAAGGTTCCTCTAACCATGATGGATTCAAGCGGCAGATATAACATAGCGGCAGAGGTTGCTAGACAGCAAGGAAGAGCTGCACCTAATCCAGTTGAATACGGACTGTTGCCTCAAGGCACTTTCCCAGAAATGAGTGGTGGATCGGCAACACCAGCCGGACCAGCTGTTGTTTCTCAGTATTATGATCCTGATATGCCACAGTATGACCCTAGCCAAATTGAGCAACAGCCTCCCATTCAGGTGGCAGGCGGCGGTGCTATTTATCCAATGGCATATGCTAATGGCGGTAATGTTGCCATGAAAGACTTCGAGAGAATGAACGGAGGCATCAATGGTCCGGGCACTGAAACCAGTGACGATGTGCCAGCGATGTTGAGTGATGGCGAATTTGTAATGACAGGGCAAGCGGTTAGAGGTGCAGGTTCATTTGACATGAGCCAAGGTCAGGATGGGATTCTTACACTAACACCCTCTGGCGCCCCTGACCGACAAAAGGGTACGGATGTCATGTACGCAATGATGAATATGTTTGAAGGAGTTGCCTGATGAGTCAATACCCCGGATCAAACATGGATGGCACGTTTGGCTATGGCGGCGGAAGCGGTGGATTTGCAGCTGATGTCTATACCGGAGGTGGTGGCGGCTACGGTGGTGGCATAGGCGGATTAGGCGACTACTATGGTGGTGGATACGACGACTACTATGGTGGTGGCGGAGGCTACGACGACTACTATGGTGGCGGTTATGGCGGCGGAGACTTCTATAACGATTACTACGGCGGTGGTTATGGTGGCGGATTCGATGACTACTACGGCGATAGTAGGCCAAGGGCAGACGAAACCATGGAAGAATACGAAGCAAGACAGCCACAACAAGACCCAGATGCTATTCAAGATATACAGGCTGAAGGTTCTCAGGACCCATACATGTCGTCGTCGCAGACACAAACCACGACAGCAGATCCAGCCTTCCAACAGCTTATGTATGGCCTTGATGGCAAAGGCGGCTTCATTCCGGGCGCTATGCAGGCGGCTCAGAAAGCATTCTTTGATGAGCAAGGTAATCCGATTATCAACCCTCAAGAAATTGCGGGCATGTCCCAAGACCAGCTTGACGCTCAAAAGATGGCGCGTGGCCTGACAGGCGTGCAGGATCGATATTTAAGCGAAGCTGAGCAGGCATACAAAACAGGCATTGGCCAGCTTCAGCAGGGTCAAGACGCAGCAAGACGTTATGGCCTTCAAGGCTTGGAAGCCACTCAGTCAGGCGTAGCAGAAGAAAAGCGCCTAAGAGAAGCTGGTTTAAGTGGTTTGCTAGGATCTCTTGAAGAGGGCAGAGGGTTAGCGCGAGACGCGACACAAGATTTATATGGTCGTCTGGGCGAGACTGAAGGAATCCGTCGCGGAGCGACAGATGAGTTTGGTCGCAGGTTGGGCGAAGCAGAAGGAATACAAAGGGGCGCTACAGGCCAATTTGGTCAAGAAGCTAGAGACATTGCCAGAGGTCAAGTTGGCGCCACAGGACAGTTTGGAGGGCGTCTGGGCGAGTCTGAGCAGATGCTTAGAGGAACCACAGGCGGTTACGATCAGGATTTAACCAAGCAGTTTTACGATCCTTACGAAGATCGCGTGGTTGATCAGACAATTGATGACGCGATGAAGGGTGCAGCACAGGCTGAGGTAGCTCAAAGGTTTGGGGATTTAAGGTCGGGCGGTGAGTCTGCATTTGGATCTAGGGCGCGTTTGGGCGCTGGAGAGCGTCAGGAAGCGCTTGGCAGAGGCTTGGCAAAGGAGATAGCAGGAATTCGATCCAGAGGCTTTACAGAGGCCCAGAGGGCAGGAACCTCTGAGTTTGCCAGACAAAAGCAAGCAGAGCGTACAGCGGCCAGCGGTTTAGCTGGAATGGCTGGACAAAGGTTAGGATCACAGCAGCAGCTAGGAAGCACGCTTCGAGGCATCTCAGGAGATGTGTTGGGCGCTCAAAGAGGTTTAGCTAGTGGGCTAGGCACGCTTGGTTCACAAAGGTTCGGGTCACAGCAACAATTGGCAAGTGGCCTTGGACAGACCGCAGGACAGCGTTATGGCGCCGGAACTGGTTTAGGTCAGACATTAGTCGGGTACGGTCAGGCAGGCCAGCAGGCGCAAGCAGGCGCAGGACAAGCGGCGTTAGGATCGGCAGGGCAGCTGGCGGGTGCTTATGGCCAGATGGGAGGACTCGAAGGCCAGATGGGTCAACAACAATTCCAAGCTCAACAAGGGCTGGGCGGGTTTATGCAGGGGCTTGGAGGCCAAGCACAGCAGGCAGGAATGGCTGGTGTCGGCATGTTGAACCAGATGGGTGGGCAACAGCAGCAGTATCAGCAAAGCTTGTTAGACGCTCAGAGAGCGAATGCAATGCAGGCACAGATGGCTCCGCTGTCTCAATATCAAGCCATGTTGCCGTTTATTCAGGCAGCTCCGCAAGGGCAGCAGACAACTCAGCAGCAGTACACCCCAAGGCCTAGTCCTTTGATGGCAGGCATGGGAGTTGGTTTGAGTACGCTTGGAGGCATAGGAAGCTTTATGAACCAAGGACGCAGCCCATATGGTTATGGTTATGGAGGTGGCGCCACGCCTCGATAAATATGGTCACAAACACAAAGCAAATAGATCCTTTTGGCGGCGACATCAAGTTGCCTGATGGCAGCACCCTTCGGGATAGACTTAAAACGCCAACTTATCAGGACACTTTTCAAAAGTATCAGGATAGACTTTCTCCTTATCTTTATCAGGCTCCTAAATTAGATTTTTTTGACGTAGCATCAGAACTGGGTGCTGCAATTTTATCTACCCCATCTACCGGAAATGTGTTTGAGGGAATTGGGCGCGGCTTTGCTAATGTCTCAACAAGAGTTAGACAGGCGCGTGAAGACAACATGAAAGCCAATCAGCAGATGGGAATGCAAATTGCTTCTCTTGCAATGCAAGACGAGCAAAGAGCGCAAGACTATATGGACAAATATTCTTTTGAGCTTTTAAAGCTAGCTAACGATCCGGGGGAAATGATTAGCTTGGAATTTGATGAATACATTCCTGAAGTTGACACGAATGGTGATCCTGTTTTTGAAACTGACAAGGAAGGTAACCCTGTAATGGGTGCGGACGGCCAGCCTGTTCAAAAACAAGTTGCTTCTGGAAACCGATTGAAAAGGTCGTTTAGGAATAATGCTGCTAATAAAAGATTTTTAGATGTGTTGATACAACAAAGAAACGGGCTAAAGATCAATGACGCGCAAGCCATCACTAATGTTTATGGGGAAGAAGGCAACAAAGAATACATTAAATCTTTAATTAAAAAAGAAGATGAAATAAACGCAGAAGCAAAGTCGGCTGGTGGAATAAGGGATCAAGTTGCCTATGCGAGAAAAATTGCAACGGATCTTGGCCCGGATGGATACGGTTCAGTTGAAGCATTTTTAGTGCCTATAAAAAAAGTTTTAGTTGGCGTAGGTCTTGGCGGAATGATCGATGAGAGCAAGTTAGGCGATCAAATCTTGATGAACCAAGTTGGTCTTGGCTTTACCATGGGGCTTGTTGGACAGACCAAAGGCGCTATATCAAACAAAGAAATGGATATGTTTTTGGCAGGATCTCCTTCCTTAGCCAGCACTTACGATGGTTTTATGAAGCAATTGAAATACTTGGATCGCATTGCAAAGCGAAGCGAAGATTTTCAACTTGCATACTTTGAAGAAGCGGCAAGGCTCGAAAAAGAAAAAGTTTCTCCTAGCGTTATGAGAAGAGAATTAGGTGTTTTTCAAACTAAATGGAGAAATGACAACCCGCTGTTTGAGTCATCAGAAGAGCTGGCAGAAATACAAGGACATGCAGCAGGAAAGGACTACAGCAAAGATTATAATTATTTGGCTGGCAGACAAGATTACAGAAGCACTCAATCGGCTAAAACATTGCCGACTAATACCCAATCCGTTGCAGAACAATCTTCAAGTCTTGCAGACAAAGTTGTTAAAGGATCAGGTACGCGAGCAGAAAAGACGATTCAATTACAAGACATGATAGACAAGGGACTACCTGTTCCTGAGTGGATGATCCAAGCTTATGAACTTACCCCAAAGAGTGATTGATTGTGGCTGACGAATTTAATTACGAAGAAGAAAGAGACAAAGTTCTACGAAACGCAATGCAGACACAAATGCAGGAAGACCAAGACTTTATGGACTATGGTCTTATGAAGGCTAGAGCTAATTTGTTTTTTGATGACAACGCAATGATTGAATACATTGCGTCAGAAAAATTTCCTGATGACCCGATGGCTTCTTTAAGGTTTAAAAAACAAGACGGAACTTTGGTTTACGAAGATTATGATGGAAACATCAAAAAAGTTTTTGAGCCGGGAGAAGATGTAAGCTGGATTGAAAATTATTTTGTTCCAAATATTGTGCCTGCGACTACTTTTACGGCTGACGTTGGCTCCGGCATGGCTGGGGCAACTGTTGGATTTAAAAAAGGTGTGGACTGGACAAAAAATATTAAACATCCACTGGCTAAAACCGCAGGTATATTACTATCCACTGGATTAGGGGCGGCTGGTTCAAACTTTATTATTGGCGGCGTCGCAAGAACTGGTCGAGAAGCAATGATTGACATGTTTTACAATCTCCCTCCAGAAGAGATAGCGGCTGCTTACAATGATCTTTTAGTGTCTTCTGCATTTTCAGCGATACCTTTTGGCGCAGGCCCAACCAGAAATGTTGTAAACAAGTTCATTGGCAAAGAAACAATGCTTAAAGAGCTTATGAATCTTAGAGCCACCAATGATGAAATAATTAAAGAAGCATCTAAAATAGGTATTAAGCTGACTCCAGCAGAAGCTGCGGACGTTGCAACCAGATCGGTTAACCTACAATACTTTTTAAGCCAACAGCCACAAATTGAAGCTGTTCGTAAGTTTTATCATAACAGGTCAGCTAGGATTAGAGAGGCTACTGAGGTGTTTGCCGATTCAATAGGTGCAGCTACACAAAAGTATGGCGACATTGGAAGAAGGGTTTCTGAAGCAGCAAAAAGCGCAGTAAAACAAATTTCGGCAAAAAGACAAAATCGAGCGGCTAAATTATACGACACGATTAGAAACGCAGAAAACCCTGTTACTGTAGACACTAGCGCCATAATTAAAGACATTGATGATAAGTTGGCAAATCCAGAGCTAGGCAACGACATGCGAGAAGCTCTGGAAGCCATGAAGGATCAATTCTTTGATGCTAATGGAGATCAAATATCTAACCTTATGGCTTTGCATGAAAGAAGGGCGGGGGAAATAGAAAATCTTATTAAAGCCAACATGGGAACTTCTCAAGGGAAAGAGTTAATAAAATACAAAGATGGGATGACTGATTTGTTTGAGGCGCATCCTGTGTTTGGCGAAACTTATCGTCTAGCAAAACGAGTTTACGATCCAACTAAGCCTCAGCTTGAGTTAATTGAAAACTCTGCCATTGGAAGGCTTGCTAATGTTATGACAGACAAACAATCAGCGAGAGCTGTGACTGAGTTATTTAATCCAGATGTGTCTGTTCAGTCTATGAGAAACGCAAAACGTATTTTGCAAGCCGTTGATCCAGATGCAATGCAAGACGTTAAAAAAATGTTTATTAAAATGAAACTTGACGATTTTACTAAACAAAGCCTTGAAGGAGGAATGCCTCAATTTCAGCAATACTTTGCTAGGCCCAAAACAAGAAAAGTGATGGAGGAGTTTTTAACTCCAGATGAGTTTCAGAAATTTGATCGCATGATCGAGATCATGGGTAAAGCATACAACACAGTGCCAAGAGGCGGCTCTCAAACCCAACCTAACTTGGTGATGGAAAAAATGCTCGCAGACGACACTGCTGGCCTTGGCTTAAAGACAACTAAATTTTTACTGAGCGCAGTTAGATTGGTAGGAAGATTAGCAACTGGAACTGTTGGCGATGAGCTAATGCATTCAATTGCTATGAAGCAGGCTGATACTTACTACGATGCCTTGGCTAAAGTTTTGCTTGATCCAGACTCTGCTGTTGATGTTGAAAAAGCATATCAATACTTTTCTAAATTGGAGTATGGCGCAAAGCAATCTATGGCTCGTGGAGCAACAGAGGGTGTAGGTGCTATTACAGAAGAAGACCAAGAATACGCTCCAACAAAACCGCAGATTGAAGCCATGATAAACCAAACAAAAGAGCTGCAAGAATCCTTGAACAATCCTCAAGGCGCTTTAGATGTTGATATGTTTGAAGACCTTCCTATGCAGCCTGATCGCATGGGTGTGCCTTTGGGTATTGACCCAGCAACGTCACCAACGATATTGCCAAGAGATGAAGACAGAGAGCTGGCCATGCGGTTAAGGTCCAGACAGTCGGGGATTGCTGGTTTAGTCTAGCTCCAGCTCGCCTTGTGGCTCATGCTCATGAGCTACAATCATGGCGCCATCGACATCATAGTCGAACTCATAGCCCATGACGTTTTCGCCATTAACATTAACCATCAGGTTTCTTGAGATTAACCTAAGCAGCGCGGCCTGATGGTGTAGTGTCAATCTAGAAAACAGATCAATCACTTCTTTTGCTTCAAGAACTGGCTGGTAAGTCTGGTAAACAGACTTTTGTTTTTTAAAAAGATTCATGCGCTAAGTTGCTCTGCAAAGATAGATTTGTGTTCTCTCTCAATCAGAACCTTGAGTTGGCCAATTTTTGAACGCTCCTGATGGTTACAAATTTCTTGCAACATGTTGTAGGTGCGTACATCAAGAGCCAACGATTTGCGAGTTTTAGAATCCTCTGGATCAAGACTGCTCATTGGGTATTCCCATGTTAACTTATGGCACATTCTATAATTTTTTGCGATAATGTGCAAACTTATGTACCAATTGAAGAATTACATGTTGTCCATGCAATCGCATTGGATGATCAACCAGAACACCTACCAAGCGGTTCAAGACTCTTTGCCTGCAATCACAAAGTACACGGCGCAACGAGGCATGGATAGGATGGAGCGCACGCCAATTCAAAAGATGGTTAAGAACCCATTCCCAGATGTGTACACGGTTCCTTTGTTCAGAAGAAGCTGGTGCAAGATGATGTGCCAAGAGATTGAGCATATGAAGAAAGAGTTTGGGTTTGAATCTAATCAAGATGAAGACCTGCTCAGACAGATCCCAGAGATTGTACTACGGGAGAAATGTGCGGATCTTTATACAAACATGTGGTTTGTGGTGCGTACTGTGATCAATCCCATCATCATGGCATTGTGGCAACGCAGCTGTGGCGATCCTGCAACGATACAGATTGCTAACTACAATCTGGGGGAGACAGGCATGGGTCATTGGCACCATGATGACTCAGCAGATATTAGTGTGGTTGTACCACTCAACACGGGATCATATATAGGCGGCGGAACTGAGTTCCATAACCATGGCAAGCTCAAGCCTTTGCCCAACGGCCATGGTTTAATCTTCCCATCCTTCACCCACTCACACAGAGGCCTGCCAGTTAGCAAAGGCGATAGGTATCTTTTAGTCTTCTGGCTATGCGATAAAGAGCGTGTCGTCGAGCTGCATCAAAACCTTCCCTAACTTCCCCTAAAAAATAATTGCAAATAATTATAAATATTTGCATAAAGTTGTGTACATCGACACGGGATTAGTTCATAATACTCCTGAATTGAGAAATAACTAACCGGAGATACGAAGATGAATGGACTAATAGCAGAGCAGCACATTAAGTATGTTCCCTCTAACGAGCAGCATGATGATTATTTCCAAGTTGTGGAAGCTGCTCAGAAAGAACTTGAGTCAGAAGTTGAAAAGCTGGGGTTCAGGGTTGAGGATGAATGGATTCTTGGTTTTGGAACTGAATACTTTAAGAACGCAGGGACAGCGAAGCGAAGCCTGAGAAATCTTGGCAAGGACGAGGCTACTAGGGATAGCTCGATTATTGGCTTTGTTTTTGAAACCCCTTCAAACGGAGTTTACGATCAATCGATCACTTTCTACTGGGTCAATGTTGAGCGAATTTAAAAGCGCTAGATCAAGGGCCACGCAAGTGGCCTTTTTTTTGCCTAAAAATAATGTGTTTTATTAGTATAAATAGTTGTACATCGACACGGGATTCATGTATATTTATAACCATTGAATTGATAAACAACTAACCGGAGATAAAGATGTTAATACTAAAGATTGATCAAGTGCTAAGAAACGACATGATAAAAATTGCTGAAGCATCCTCTGCAAAAATGACTGTTGAGATGGAAGCTTTTATCAACAAACTAATCGAAGACGGCAAATACGCCAAGCCTACCGAGGACGAGTTTGATTTGTTTGACGAGCTTTTTGACGCGATGGAAGACGCTGCTTAATTCCAACTGATGAGCTGCGGGGGTAGTTCCCCCGCCGAAACCGAAGGGTCTTGGATAACTAACCGGAGATAACAATGGAAGACATTAGACAAAACATGCCAAGCGGATTGACCAGAAAGCAACGCTCTTTACTCATGCAGGCTTATGACATTGCAGAAGGGTTGAACGCCTCCTTTACTTATGACGTTTTGACAAGTGGAGCGCCTACAATTTGTGACAACAATAAATTGATGATTGGGATTATCGGAAACACACCAGAAGGGTATTCTTCCAAAACACTAGGAATTGCAAAGTACAGTTTTATTGCTACTTTTGGAGTTAAGGGCGGAGTTAAAAACGCATCAATTTCTGTTTATCGTGAAGATAACTCTTGTGCAATCCGGTATACCGATCATGAATTAAAATTGTTAGCTAAAGACTTTGATTTTTTTCATGCCATGTTGGAATACAAAGCAAAAAAGCAGGCATTGGAATCTATTCAGGACTCGAATGTATTTGATGTTTTTGAAGACGTAAGCAAAGAGTACGAAACCGAAGAATGCTCACTTCAACTCGATGTACGCGCCGAAAAATGGGAGCAAGCTTTCTACAGGGCTTACATGGTTAAGCATGGTATCAGCGTTCTGGATTACCATGGTCAAAGATTAAGACAGACGCTTTGGAGTATCTATAACCTGTTCGGGTCTGCTCAAGCTGATCTGGAGATGCTGAAAAGAGTGGAGGCTTAGGCCTCCTCTTTTTTGGCCATCATCTTACGCACATAATCGTTGTAGTTGTCGTTAAACATACGCTCCCACCACTGTTGCCAAGTTAGACGCTTAGGCGTCTTCAGGCTTCTGCGGTTCCACACAAAACGAGCAGCGCAATACTTACGCTCCTGCGCCCAGATCCTTTCTTGCTCCTCAGTAGAGATCACTGAGTTCTACCGTTTGTACCCCAGACACATTGAACGGTTTGTAGTCGTCACGATCCTTGCAGTCAATGATGGTTTTAAGTGCCTGCTCGTTTCTAGCCCTGCCATAATCAATAGCCTCTTCACTCAGTGTATAAACCGCAAACGGATAGGGATGCGCCTTCTCTTGCGCTAAAAACATAAACTGATCCGCCTGAAGGTCCAGAGCCTTAGCAGCATCGAGATACAGCGCAGCCTGCATATGATAGTTAAAGTTATTGATCGCGCTCTTAAATCCTCTGGGAGAAGCGTCACGGGCAGTCTTTAGATCCCAGACGTTCTGGCCGTCGTACCAATCCATTCGAGCCTTGAAGGGATGGTTGTGCCAGTGAAAGCAAAGCGTCAGCTCTACCTTGTGTGTTTCATGTGGAACATATTCTTCAACAATGCTCCTGCGCTCCATACAGACATCGTACATGTCCTGCTTGACTGGTGATCGATCGCCTATGCTTGCTTTGAAGTCTTCGTATTCTTCCTTGCCAGCCTTAGTCCTGCGGTCCACGTTAGGCTCTATCACAAACTCATCATCAAACTTATCAATCTCCAGAAAGAGGGTGTGTTGTAACCGCCCCTCGATCAATGCAGGCGATTCATTCATAGGAAGCTCATTCTTCCACTTGTATGGACACTTGATGACTGTGGTTAGATCGTGAGATCGATAGGCAGGTATCGAGGCGTACTCCTCGTAAGGTACATCCTCATAAAATCCAACTTTAAAATCCATGGTTACTCCCCTGTTAAATTATGCGCTGGTTGATGCAATTGGCCTGATGAAAATTCATTGCGGCAAGCAGGCACTTCATCACATCCGTTACTTTAAAAGTTCAGTTACGAACTAAGGAATTTGGTCGGACGCCAGCGCTCCCCCGACGTTTACCCTGCCTCATTTATCATTGCGCGGATCATCGCCTGTTGCAAATCTTGTGTACCAAGACGCTTTACGCAAACAATCTGATGAGCTGTCTTTTTTGCCATCACGCCACAAGTATTTAAACGCATTTATCTTGGCGTAAACCTTAACTGCTTCTATTCCAAATGCAGATACCATCGCGTCAATGCACTCAATTTCTCCGTCCTTGTAGTGGGCCGGAGAGTTAACTGGGTCAAGTTGATTTTTTTTTGGTCGTCCTCTTTTTTTCTTCTGTGCTTCCATCTTTATTTTCCTTATCGAGTAGTGCCTCGATTAGTTGTTCAGCTTCTTCTTCATCAAGCTCTATGGTTATGGTTATCTTCCTGCTCAAGCAGTTTGCCTTTGAATGTATCTCTTGCGAACCTCGCCCCAACCTTTGTCAGCCGCCTGTTTGTAGATCCATGGCAGGCTAACAACCTGTCCTCCGGGCATGTGAAATTTTGTTTTATCTTTAGCGTCTTGCACAAAAACAAAACCGCCAACCTCTACGTTAAATCTGCCATCCTTGATTGCAGACTTTGTTCGCAAATATCTGGTGCTGTTTCCTTTGCTTGGATACCCGCTCATTCTTTACCTCTCAATTAGTTTGTAAAAGCGCTGCGCTCTGAGGGTTCGCCGGAGATATGAAAACAACCCCCCCAGAGCAACAGCTAGGAACTAAAACGGAATGTTGTCGTCGTTCTTGTCGTTAGACGATAAGTCAGCCAATCCGCCGCCTTGTTGTGGCGCCGGAGGCGGAGTGGGCGGTTTCGTTCCCTGAGCCTTCTCTACTTCCTGAGAAGTAGTAATCTCCTCTTGCAGCCACGGAGGAAGTGTCTCAAAAATATCACACATTTTCTTGGACTCTTCTGAGCTTTCGCCTGTCCATTCCTTGCAATATATTTCAACATCGAAGTCTTCGATCTCGTTAATCGTATCTACCTTCTTGGCGCCGCCATCTGGTTTGTACAATGAGTCAACAGCAGTCTTGCCTTCAGTACCATACTCGATTATCTCAATCTCACAGGTCACGCCCAGCACGTTGCTCAGCTCAAACCCCTTGACCTCTGCTTCAGTGAAAGAGCGTCCGCGCCAACTCTTTAGGTCTTTGTGCAGCGTTGCGTTCTCATGTAAAGAAGCTGTGTACTTCTTAGACGCTGAGAAAGGACGCCCATCAGCCATGTGAATATCACCCCAAGTCTCTGCATCGTTCTCTACTTGCAGTTGATGGGTAATTTCCCAATAGATGCGTAACTCGCGCTTATCTTTCTCTGGTTGATCCTGCCAGCTTCTTTTGTGCGTTCCCATGTCAATGATCCGATAACACGTTGCCTTGTACCTTCCCACTGGCAGGTTCTCGTAATCACCGCCTCCACCACTTGCTACCATTATCATAAAATACTCCGGTTGTTTGAATTTATAAAAAGTTGTGCTATTTTACACAACTTAGCACATAGCACAAGCCGGAAGATATGAAAATTAAACCACCTAAGAATTTTAAAAATCTAGATAAGCCATTATCTGGAGATGTGCGGTCTGAGTTTATGGACTTTCTGTTGAATCGAGGTTATGAATTTGATTCAAAGAAAGGCCTGATATCAGACGGCAGCATAGGTAGAGCATACATCAATGGCGATTCAAAAAACAAACAAAATGGCTGGTATCAATTGTGGCTCGATCAGGAGGTGCCATACGGAAGAGTCGGAGACTACCGTGTGTCTGCAACTGAGCCAACGTCTGTGTTTCGCCCTGAGAACGCAGAGAAGTGGTCAGACATTTCTCCAGAACGCAAGAAAGAGATAAAGGAAGAAACAAAGCAACGTGAACAACAGCGTAAGGTGGAGCAAGAAGAACATTACAAACAAGGAGCTGCACGCGCTAGTAAGGAGTGGCAACTTGGAGTGCCTTGTGACAAGCATCCGTACCTAGAGAAGAAAAACGTCTGCTCCTATGGTTTGCGTGTAGATAAAAACGGATCACTGATGATTCCGATTGAGAATCAGTTGGGAGAGATTGCAGGCCTGCAAAAGATTGATGGTGATGGCAACAAAAAAATTGAGTACGGATCTAAGAAGGAGAGTAACTACTTCTTTATTGGCAAGAACTTGTTAGATGGCTGCGACAGAATAAATTACGTTGAGGGCTATGCAACTGGCGCCAGCTATTTTGCGGACCATAACCAGCCAGTGGTTGTGTGCTTTGATGCCTACAACCTGTCGAATGTCGCCAAGGTGTTCTTTCCGTTTTTTAAGACCAAGAAGCATGTGTTCATAGCCGACAATGATGAGAAGAGCAAGACGGGAGAGAAGGAGGCCGTTAAAGCCTGCCAAATTATACAGGAGCTGAAGGGTCAGGCTGAGGTGCTGATGCCAATGAGCGCTGGTGATTATAACGACCACGCTAATGACAAGAA